ATGGCATACTTCATAGTTAAGCTGATATAATTCTTGTTCGTTATTTTTATTGTCATGTCTACTCAGAATAGTTTTCATGTAAATGACTGTATCATAGTTACCTAAAGCCATAATAGATTCAATAGCGTCAATATTTATTAAAAGTATGTTATCATTTTTTAGATAAACTTCAATAAATCCTTTTATAATGCCTCCTCTAATTCTTCAATAATAACTTTTGCATACCCGGATACATCCATTACGTCCTATAAGATATATTTTAGTGTTTTTACTACTGCTTGACACATATTGTATTATACCATATATGTTTTCATACTTATATTTTTTAAGAATGTCTATCATAATCTACTATAATCAATCCTAATTACAATATGTATATTATTTAATCCAGTTATAGAATATGATGATCTATTATTTTTTTTCGAATTCATTTCGGTTTTAAAGCCTCCAAAATCTAATATAGAAAACTCGTAAAAATAACTGTATGATTGAGTTATGTGCCGTGCATATTCTTTTTTATATTTTCTGATCAAGCGGTTAAAAGCGCGCATAAAATCCTTTTTCCATTTATTTGTTTCTATTATATTTATAGGAAAATTAATATTCTCATACCATGATTCAGATCTAAGTAATCTTGTATGATTATCATATTCTTTGATTCTTTTTGTAATTATATTCTTATCAATATAATCTATTGTCCATTTAGCTAATATATCCGAAAGAGAATTGTTATATTCTCTTATTAAGTTTTTCATATAAATTATTTTTTAACTATCTATATAATATAATCTTTTGACGCTAATCTTTATTCCTATATCTACTCTTAAATAAACCATAAAGACAGTGTCATCTATAGGTTCTATATCAAAATCATTTACTGTGACAATATAAGTCGCAGGAGTATTATTTTTATAAAGCGGTATTGTTATTGCGGGCTTGAATTTAAGTATCTTATTTTTAACCTGAGTATATATTTTTTGGCGCTTATCTTTTCTAATTTGATCCAAGAATTTGCATCTATATACATAAGTGCATCTGAATGCATTAAATAAGTTTTCGTCGCGTTTTATTCTACTTATAGCACTTCTTCTTATATCGTCAGATATACATTCTATAAGATCTTTAGGATTTTTTAATTTATTATACTCTATCCATTTTAAATATTTAGTAAGTATATTAATCATTTTTGTATTTATATTTGTGCGCCTATTCTTCTTCTTTGCTTCTTATATTTTATATTTTATGTATTTTATAATATAAAATCTTATAATTATAATTGCGCCGCCCTCTACTCTTTTTACAGACTATATTTCCAAATCATAAAAATCCTACGGTATCTTAATAAGAAACTAATAAGAAACTAATAAGAATAGGAAGACTAAGAGAGTAAGAAAATATATATATAATATCAAGAGACGAATATATAGAGTAAGACATAGAATAAGTTATGTCATATGAGTATCTGGTTATAGCAGATACTTTTTATTTTGGTTCAGGATATATAGATCTGGATGAATCTATTTATAGCGATTTAAAATAAAATCCTGGAGAGGGGTCTATTTATAGCGGTTTAAAATTTATATCTTCGGAGGAATCAATTATAATCAATGATTACAAATATAATCAAGTGTGTGAATCAATTAAGGATTTATATTTTATATTTTCGTAAGAATCAAACTAATCTGATGATTAAAAATATAGATCTTCGGAGGAATCAATGATATTCTTTTTATCTTAAAACTGTGAATCAGAGATATAAATCTTATGACTCAAAATTTAATTAAGTATAAGAATCAAAGACTCTATTCTGAGATTTAAAATATAGATCTTCGGAGGAATCAAACCAATCTAATGATTTATATTTTAAATCTTCGGAGGAATCTGAGATTTATATATTGTTATTATTTTTTGAATCAAACCAGGTTCATTTCAATATAATTATTCGAGCGCATACGCGCACGAGAAACAATTTAGTATATTATATTTTATAAATAAAATATAATATACTAATCTTTAAATACTATATACACATAGCATATAATATTTTTCTCTTTAAAATTTTAGTCTCATAATTTATGATTAATCCTATTGTCATATAAACAATAGTCTTATTGTATCTCTCTATATATAGTCTCATATATTTATATCTTTCTATATAATCCTGAGAGATACAAATCTTAAATCTGAATCTAATTATAATATGCCTCTAAATGCTTCGTATTTGCAAAATAAGAGCATATAAGAGCCTTTCGAATATCAAAACCTTATAAATTGTTTTAAGTGCTTTATATACGCTTAAAATGCAATTTATAAAATCTTATTATAATTCTTATGATTCATATTCAAGATTCTTTATATATAATGGCGCTCGTATAAGTGATTGCCCTTATATATATTATGAGTCATGAGTATAAGTATAAGAGTTTTTGGTCGCGCCCAATCTTATTCTTATTATTCTTATTCTATGTTTCTCTATGTAGAGTATTTATATTCTTTCTATATAAGATTTCTCATGACTCTGTGATCAGGCTAGGAATTTATTGCGCCCGATCATTTATTTTTATAAGCTTAAGACTTAGTATAATTATATCTACGATATAATTATACTAACCTTTATAATGCTTATTTATATCCTTTAAAAAATATTTATTTTAAAGTCTCATTTTTGCAAGATTGATTCTTTCAACTTGCAGAATTTTGCCATTTTATACTTCCTGGGCATAATTGCAGACTCAACTTTTTGCAAGTCATTATATTTTTTTCTTGCAAATATTATATTTCGATTCTTATATCTCTTTATATATAGTTTCAGGGTATATATATATATTCTCTTTTATAATTATAATCTTATAATATTTATTATATATACAGACTTATAATATAAATCTATATACTAACCATAATAACGCCTTACTATGTCTTTAGCCCGGGCTTCTTAAGAATAGTATATTATATATATTCTTTTTGCTTATATATATATTATATATACTCTTGGGATTATAATAAAATAAGAGAGGAATGTATATGCGCCTGACTTATATATTATATATACTCTTATATTATATATATAAGTATAAGAGCTATTATATATATAAGATCCTGAGTAAATAAAATTAGTTAAGTATATTTCTGGCTCGCATAACTTTGAACTTGATTCTTATATTATATAATCATAGATATATATAAAATAATATTCTTATATTATATTTATCCCAACCGCTATGGTTTTTAAGGGTTCCCACCGGTTGTAATTAAGTTAACTATAATATATATATTATTTTATATTCTTATGATTTATAAAAATCATGTTTAGTGTTTTACGTGCACAAAAGATTCTTTAACTTTATTCTTAGATTCTTGAATCTCTTATATATATACTCTCTCTTAGTCTTATAGAAAAAGAGTATAGGGCTCGCTTCGCTCGCCCAAGATAAAATAGTCTGATTATTAGCTTCTGGTCTATAGACTTTTAGTAAGATTATTTACTTCGTAAATAATCTTACTAACCTGTAGATTGCATATTCACAGGCAATAAAAAATTATTATTCTTATCTTGCTGTTTTAACACAATCTTGCTATGCGTTAGTGACCTGAAGCTAAGACTGCCGAGGGGGCAAAATGGAATTAACACAATATTGCTCTTTTTGAGTCATTTAGCAATTTTGTGTCAAACCTACGATTCAGAAGTATATCAATTAGTTATTTATAAATTTAAGGATTTTATATATAACTAATCTATAGATTTAAAGTTCTGACTGACCGTAGGAACCATATAATGCAAGAGCCTTAACACTATATTGCTTTGACTCTTTTTATTTTATTTATCTTATATCTTATTATAGATTGGATCCTGTATGCTTTATATATATTTATCTTTAGACTTACGATTCTAATAGATAGACATACGATCTATAATAAGACATACGATAGAATAAGAGTGCCCTCGCTGGCGCTCGGGCATGTGTGTAAATATATAGATTGGCGCTCGCACAAGTGAGACCATTTAATATACAGGCTTTATATTATAGTCCTAGGTTAAATAATACAGTGCCTGTAAAATATTGTGGCGCGCCAAATCTATAGCCTTATTTTTATATCATCAGATTTGCTTTTATATTTTTCTCGCTAATCTATTTTTTATTTAAAAGTCTTTATATTTTCTTTTATCTCCGGGAATAAAAATAAAATTAAATGAAACCAGGGATAATTTTTAGATTTTATAGAATAGCAAGTATAAACGCTCACTTTATGATTTGAGGCTAACGATTAAGACATGGGATTTATAAAAACAAAAAATTTAAAACAAAAAAATAAATTAAGATTTTAAAAAATAAAATTTTAAATAAAAAAAGAAAAAAGATAAAAAAGAAAAAAGATAAAAATATAATATAAAAATAAATTGATAAAGTACTGTGAGGATTCTATAGTATCCCTACGCTTGTAACTCAACATATCTAGAATCTGTTAAGAGGATGTGCGCTTAATAAGATACTATTGACTTATAAAGATAAAAAAATATAAAGTCTGCCCATTCATCTTTATTTCAAGTTTATAGTTTAATTTGAAATAAAAACAAATAAACAGGCTTTATATTTCAAGTTCAGAGTATATTACAAACATAAGACCTTAGGATCATTATCTGTGTCAAAGAAAGCTGCCTGCTCATAATCTTTCTGATTGCTCTTATTCTCTTTTATAAGATCCGTAGCAATCTTATCACATTTCTCATTATAGAAATGCTGATTGTGTCCTTTAATCCATGTAAAAGAAACATCATGAATCTGAAGCAGTTTATCAAGTCTCTGCCAGAGCTCAAGATTCTTTATAGTCTTTTTGTTTGACTGTTTCCAGTTATTTGATTTCCAGGATTTAAGCCAGGAAGTTGCGCCATCTACAACATATTTAGAATCTGAAGTTATTTTAACGATGCAGGGATATTTAAGGGCTTCAAGACCTTTTATAACTGCCATCAGTTCCATCTGATTATTTGTTGTTTCGGGTTCATAATCTGAGAGTATCTTTTCATGTCCTTGATACTGTAAGATACAGGCATAGGCGCCTGGTCCAGAATTACCGGAGCAAGCGCCATCTGTAAACATATTAATTGTCTTAGGTATAAGACCCGGATAATTGTCCATTGATTCGATTAACCTATTTCTATTCCCTTTCCGAATGCTATACCACCAACTCCATTGGTGATAGAATTCTTAGCTCTGTTTGCGTTATCTGCTGCTTTAATAACATCTGGATCAGCCTTAATATCGTTGCAAGTCTCAGACGCAGTTTCAACAGCAGTCGAGAGAATCGAAGATCCAGTCTTAACGGTAGTCTTAACAAGAGTCTTGGTAAGCATACCAAGCGCCTTGATTCCCGACTTAACGATAGGAGCAACTATGTTTTCTGCTGCATACTGACCCACATTAGCAGCAGTTGTGGTAGTTTTGCCAATGCCTCTTACAGCACTGTTCGTAGCCTTCTTTGTCTGATACCAGAGTGCGAACTTATTATATTCTGCCTGAGTAATATCAGAGAGAACAACTTTATTGTCAGCTGTTGTAGAAACGTTTTCTGGCATGATGCCAGATTCGAGAACCATATCTACAAATGCAGATGTTTCATAAGCATTTCTGAATGAGAATTTTACTTTCTCATACTTGCACTTATTCTCGGTTCTTTCTTCTCTGCGAGCTTGTTCTTCCCAGGTTTCCTCACTCTTGACATCATTAGCCATAGAGTGAAGGTTAAGCTCGTCCATAAATCTGTCGAATGCAGACTTAGGCTTCAGGGTTTCTTTGATAAGTCCTTTAGACTTAGCCATGTTGTAGACTTCTTCAAAGTCAGATTCTGCGATGTTAAATGCTTCGCAAAAGGTTTCTTTCGTATAAGCGGTTCCATTGCAAACGAAGGTTTCCTGATTGTTGTTCTCCATGATATATTTTCTCCTTTAATATAATATATTTTATGTTTTTATGCTATTAAGAGTGCTCTGCTGGCACTCTTTGCTAATTTATCTACATCACAATTAAGTTTGTGCAAATCATAGTTGTCAGTTGGACACTTATGTGCTTCTATATACTGAATAATAATCTTATTATTCATTTCTGAAGATATAGAATCGCATAATGGTTCAACGGCGTCCCAGAGATCACGATTAGCATTTCTGGAGCATTCTCCATTAATACCTTTGACCATGATCTCTGAATCGCTGTAAATAAGTATAGTTTCGTTTTTTGGAATTATATGTCTATTATTATAAACATACTTAAGAGCCTCATAAATAGCATTTAATTCAGCTCTATTGTTTGTCTGCTTATCTGCCACCCTTCCCTTCTGACTATAAGTCATTTCAAGAGTCCTTTCATCAAAAACTCCATAAGCCCAGCCTGCACGTGCAGATGGTGTACCATTGCCCATACATGCGCCATCAGTAAAAATAAGTATAAGCGTCACCTTTCTTTTTCTTTAAATTTTTATATTTTTAATTTGCTGTTGTAAGAATCTCAAAGTCGCTAAAATCACCAGACTTTATCTTCTGATTCATAAGCTGTCTTTTCTTCTCTGTCTTGGTATACTTCTCAGGAATGAGAATTTTCATACCATTAGGAAGAGTCATAGTCATATCAGACCATGAACCATATCCATGCATAATGCTTCTTACATCTTTCTTGTTAAGCACGATCATTTGATTTGAACTCCTTTTATCTTTTGTAATTTTTATTGATATAAGAGCCCTGACAGATAATTCTATCAGGACTCTTATATGTATTTATGTTAAATTATCAGATTTCGTCGACCTCTTCTTCTTCTACGGTAGAAATGCTCTGATTAATAGTCTTTGTTTCCTTCCATGCTTCATTAATATACTTCATGATAAGCTTCTGTTCAGCAGTGATTGTGAACTTTGTCGCCTTCTGAAGACTGGTATAATCGCCCAGTTTCTTGAAGCATACCTTCATTATATTCTTGGAATACAGAGAGTAAAACTCTGCCCAAAGATTCATTTCTGTCTTGTTGATTTCAGTACCAGCAAGTGTTTTGCCTCCTGTTGCAAACCAGAACTTAGGAGTTCCTGCATACAGAAGCTTGATACAATTATCATTCGTGATAATTGTAATCGGCTTGTCAAGCTTGTCCTTTGCGTCAATCTTTTTCATGACGTTCACAACGTCATTTAACGCATTGATGCGTGTTGCGGCAGTTTCTTCAGCTCCAACAGCTGCCTTAGGCTGGAATTTCTTAGCGATAGTCCTGCCGTTAGCGTCGGAAGAGAGACTATATCTCAGTGTTGTTGCACCCTCAGTTGTGATTATAATGTAGTTGTTTTCCATTTTGTTTTAACTCCTTTTAAGTTATAAAATTTATTTTAGTGGTCGCGGTTCTTTACCACCCACTTATAAATATACATAATCATAAGATTATAAATATATATACTTATAAGCAAGCAGTAAAACGAATGTATATAATCTATATGTCCAAAAAATCCCTCTGTTTATCTAACGATTATGCAATAATAAAAATTAAATGATGTTGTATAATCATAAGACATATAAGAATGAATATAAATGGATATAAATAAATTATATCAATAAATTGTGAGGATCCTAATACTCCTATATAATCTGACTCTGCTATTATGTATGAGAAAGCTGCATAAGTATAAGCTCAACCACGCGTACCTCCCCAACCGCCCCCGAAAGTGCTATAATATAAGTTGAAAAACTTGAATTCAAGAAACTCAAGTTTTTCAATATCACCCCAATGGAGGCAGGAAAATGCAAGTCACAGAATACAAAACGGAATACCGGCTGAGTCAGTGGAGCGAGATAATACGGGAGCAGAAGCAGAGCGGAAAGAATGTGCGCGAGTGGTGCCTGGAGCATGGAATGACAACTAACGCGTACTACTACCGTCTCCGGCGTGTAAGGGAATCGGTCTGTCGGAGTATTGAACATAACGCTCCCGAATTCGCGGAAGTCCCGATCGTCACCAAAAGCGGCAAATCAAATGATGTCCGCGTCGTCACCGCTAAAGGAACAATCGAGATAAACGACGCTTCTGCCGAAACGCTGGAACATATGCTGCGGGTAATGCTCGATGCTGAATAACGCTTCCGGGTATAAGAAGATCTACATCGCCTGCGGTTACACAGATCTGCGCCAGGGAATAGACGGACTGGCGGCAACGATACGTCAGACGCTTGAAATAGACCCATTCCAGAAAAACGTGCTGTTCATGTTCTGCGGCAGAAAACCCGACAAGATCAAGTGTCTTGAATGGGAAGGCGACGGATTTGTTCTCGTATACAAACGTCTGCTTGACGGAAGGTATCAATGGCCGAGAACCAGGGACGAAGTCATGGATATGACACAAGAACAATTTGACTGGCTTATGTCAGGACAATCAATTACTCCAAGCATACGCAAGGTGGTTCCGGAACACTGTTTCTAAGGAAACACTGATTTAAGGTTGTTTTCTCAGAAAAAAGCCCATAAATCCAAGGCTTTTTTCTGAGAAAACCCGATTTATTCAGTGTGTCCCTAATTGTCCGTAAAGTTTATGGAATGGCAAGGGAAAATACACACTATCCGGTTGAATTATCCTGCGCGGCATGGTATAATAAGAGCATCATATAATTGAGTACGCTTAATTGAGTACGTAACAACAACTACCGTCATCGTTCGCAAAGGAGAATCATCATGAAGCAGCTGACACCAAAAGACCTCAATACTCTGAGCAGAGAAGATATGGCTGCCATGATCCTTCAGATGCAGACGACCATAAACACGCTCTCCGAACAGGTAGCGATCCTGAACGCCAATAAATTCGGGAGAAAAAGCGAGAAGCTCAAGGTCATTGAAGGTCAGATGACTATCTATGACAGCGCGTTCAATGAGGCTGAGGCTGTCATTGATGAGAACACGGAGTCTTCGTCTACAGACACGAATAACACTGATGGAACCGAAACAGACGCTGAGTCAGAGCCTGAGATCGAAACAGTGGTTGTCCGCAGGAAAAAGCATACAGGAAAACGCGATGAGGATCTCGCGGAGCTTCCCACAAGAATTGAAAGACACGAGCTTTCAGATGAACAACTGACAGAGATATTCGGCGAGAACGGCTGGAAACAGCTTCCCGATGAGGTATATAAGCGTCTTGAATACCAGCCTGCGGTACATGAGGTCGTTGAACATCATGTGGCAGTATACGCGGCTAAGAAAGAAGACAACATAGTCCGCGCGGATCGTCCGTGTGATCTTCTCAGAAACAGCATAGCGACTCCATCGCTTGTCGCGGCTGTGATGAACGGTAAATACTCATGCGGCATGCCGCTCAAACGGATCTCGGATGAATTCGCGAGAAATGATGTCAATCTGTCTCGTGGAACACTCGCGAACTGGACTATACGCTGCGCTGAGAGATACCTGTCGCTTGTATATGACAGGCTGAGGAAATATCTCTGTGAGCAGAGTGTCGTACAGGCGGATGAAACACCTGTGCAGGTCACGAAGGACGGGCGTCCTGGCAATACGAAATCCAGTATGTTCGTTTACCGCACGTCAGAGCTTCAGAAGGAGAGGTCTGTAGTACTTTTCAAGTACGAGAAGACGAGAGGTCACCAGCATCCGGCTGAGTTCCTTAAGGACTTCCACGGAACGCTTGTCACCGACGCGTTCAGCGGATACAAGGCACTGGAGCGCGAGAGTGATGGAGACATCGTATCAGCGTTCTGCTGGGCACATGCGAGACGCGATTACGCTGACGCGGTCAAGGCTTTCAAGGGACCTGAGAAGAAGCATCTGAAGACTTCGGTCGCTCATAAAGCGCTCTTACAGATCGGAAAGATCTACATTGAAGAGAATAAGGCTAAAGTGCTTCCCGATCCGCAAGACCGATATAATTACCGCCAGGAGAAGGTATTACCTCTTGTGGAGGCTTATTTCGCGTGGGTAAAGGCGCAGAACCCGGTAACAATACTGAGTGAGAAGACGAGGGACGGGCTTTCGTACAGTATAAACCATGAGAGACAGTTGAAGACTTTTCTTGAAAACGGTATGGTGCCGATAGACAACTCCGCGACTGAGCGCGCGATCCGTCCGTTTACGATCGGCAGAGCTAACTGGCACATCATTGATACTGTTCACGGAGCCGAAGCCAGTGCGATGATTTACAGTCTTGTTGAGACCGCGAAAGCCAATAATCTGAAAATTTACGAGTATCTGAAATATCTGCTTGAGAAGATCCCTGAGCATATGGAGGATACGAATCTTGATTTCACAGACGACTTACTTCCGTGGTCAGAGTCCCTGCCCGATTGCTGCCGGAGATGAGATGCCTGAGATGATGCCGCCCACCGCTGAGACGCGGTGGGCGGATTCTTTTTTGGGGTACGCGTGGTTGCGCTGGTACCTGCATAATAGCAGAATCAGTATATAAAGGAGAAGAGAAAATGAGAAAAGAGAAAATAAGATGAACTAGCAATATTATAAGTATATTGCTAAAAAAGTGTGAGGATCCTAATATTCCTATATATCCAATTGCTATAAATAAAGAGAGTAAATATAGCAATGGATATATGAGAACAAATAAGCTTATTCTGTGAAGTCTATATCTATATACATGGTATAGACATCAGTCTTTATACCATGAATAAGATTGAGTCTTGTGCCAACGATATTTGCATATCTGCCAGTCATCCAAGACTCAAGAACCTTTGGAATGAATACTGGTATAGAGATACGCTCATCGTCAGTGGAACGAATAACCATAAAGTATTTATCGTTTTTCTTTATGATTTTCGTTTTGTTGTGTTTACGATTCAGGATAGTCTGATACTTTTCCTGAACGTTATCTTCGGTATAATAAGACATCATGACTTGTACAGATGCCTTGTTATTTACCTTTGGGATTTTGATTGCGTCACGAAGGGACTTACCTGCATAGAGCCTTTTATCTTTTCTGAAGACTTTGAGTGCTCCAGTATAAGGCTTTTCTATGTAGCAGATATGCGAGTTTTCTTCGCATTCTCCATCTACAAAGTTTAGGGTTTCACCTTCATGGACTCTATGTTCATCATCAGATTCATCATAGAGTTTTTCTCCAATGAAGTTTACAGAAGCAAGTCCCATACTTTCAAGCATCAGAAGATACTCTTGCTTGCAAAGATGCAGATAGAAGCTATTTTCTGATTCTTCATCTCCTCTGCGAGCACAGGCTTTTATATTTAAAGCCCTGTCTTCAGGAGTCATGTCAGGAGTAGCAGCTCTGAGCATGTTTTCTAGTCTTGAGATTCCATCGTTAAAGAAGTTAAGAGCTTCTCCATCGATAGAATCTTCATCTTCTATAGACATGTCTTCAGATTTGATTGCACCGACCAAATCCTTATACATATTCTTTATCGTATAGAAGATTCTGTCTTTTTCTTCGATTGCATTGACTGCGTCTTCTATCTGATAGACAGGTTCCTGTAACTGGAGATATTCTAGTATGCCAGATTCAACTATTCTCTGAGCATAGTTGATGCATGCGCCTTTGGTTTCCCAAAGAGGATCAGGAACGATGATCTTCTTTTGGTTTTTGTCGATGAGCTCAGATACAGAGGGGAGATGCGTAGTGATTCCCTCTCTTTTATCGAACTTGATTGTGGCGGGCTGCATACCCATACACAATACACTTTCCATAAGAAGAGAATCGATGCCAGACAGATCCGTTAATTTCTTAGCGTAATCTATCGTAAGTTCCTGCCTCATTCTGCCCACTTTACAGTAGTCAGAAAGAAACTTTATAAAGTCTTCTTTAGACTGTCTGCAATGCATAAACTCATCATAGAGTCTCTTTTCTCTGTCATATGAGATAGAGATCACGTTGTCTTGATCCTTCTTGAGTCCTATATAAGGATTCACATATTCCTCATCAGATTCAAGACCGAGAGCCTTTATAAGCTTTTTTCTCATATTGTCATCGGCATTAGCTATAAGCTGTGCCTTTGTGACGTCATTAGAAATCTGGCCGATACTGTATTTAATACCAGCCACTTTGTTGAGCGTGAGTTTTCCCTGATCTGCAAGACCAAATGTCCAGTTGTTCATCTTATTTTTCTCCTTTGGATTTTTATTTTTGTTTTTATTTTTTTACCCCGAAGGGCTAAGACAGACCATTACTGGTCTATCTTAACGATTACGGGATCATGCTTCAGGATGTGATAAAGGTCATTATAACACTTCATCTCTCCTACTAGTTCTGGATGTTTCTCTTTAATTATGTCAAGAGCCTTATCTGTGATAAGTATCAGGAACTGCATCATATCGGTATCAAAATCTGACCCTGCATGCTTTTCCTTAAATGTTTCAGAACAAGGCATGACTGCTATAGAATCCTGATACATGAAGTATTCATGTTCAAGGTTCTTGCGCAGATTCTCATTCTTTATGGTTTTATTGAGTCTTACTTTTATGGTATTCAGAGATAAGAGATTATAAATCTCATACTCATCCACATCCATAGTAGGATATTTGAATCCTGCTACATAAGCTTCAGACTCAGGAATTCCAAGATCTTCAAACATCTTGATCAGGTGTCTGTTATACATCTCGAATTCATTCAGGATGCATTCCTGAGATAGGTTTTCTGGTCCGACTACAATGCCCTTACCAGACCCTCTCATAGAGATGCCAAGATTAGACATCTTTTTGTTTGCGGTCTCAACCATGTTTTTCACAATATCGAGTGCAACGTTAGAGTCTTTTCTTGCATATTCAGGGAATGCACCAACCAGCACATCTCTCATGAATATATTATCTGAGTCGAATGTATCCAGAGACAACACTCTACCTTCAGATTTAAGAGATCTTTGAGCTGTGCCAGTAAAGTCATACTCAAAGAGTTTCTTAGTCATTTTCTTTGTCAGGTCGCTATTCTTCATAGCACACTTAGCAAAGATAGTCGAAGAGAAATGCACCTGAGAATCACCTTTCAGGACTCTGAGAACAGTGTATTCAGGAGCAATACTCACGTCATATACAGACTTAAGAGTATTTGCATCCATGAATATATCGATTGGCGCATCTTTATCTCCGATAATAACCAGAGAGATTTCCTTGTTTATTATCTTTGATTTGATGGCCGGATCCTTAACTTCTTCCCATGTGAATTCCTGAACAGGAGTCCCATCTCTTTTAGCGAGATAGTTGATCTTGTTCTGAATCATACGAGATGGAATCGTTATGTAGCCATATTTACCCTGAGCTATTCTACCCTGGATAAACATGCCATTGAGAGCGCCGGGATGAATATCCTTACTACAGGATTCTTTGATATGATTAGCCAGAGCTTCAGAAGAACCCCAACACATACCATCGAATTTGTTATCTACAAACTTCTTGTTGTAAATAGCAATGCGTTTGCAGATTCCAAATGCTTTAGAACCAGCCAGACACTGGAATAGCTTGGAAGATTCCTTTGCCATGTGAAGATAATCCTTATCTCCACGATTGATAGACAGGAAGTCATTGGACGCGCTATTGATTGTCTTCTCCCAATCAACAGTATCCTTACCGGCAAGGATTATATTACGTCTTTCACCAGAAGGAGAATTGCCCAGCATAGAATAATGAGTCCATGTCTCATCGAGCTTACTGACAACAGAGTTATCAGTAAGCTGATAAGAGCCAATGGACTTATCATCTCCGGTTATTGCGATAGCAAACTTAAGAGTATTGTTAGGCAAGCGCTTGCCCCAAATGCCCTTAAGCAGGATAAGATCCCAGATGTCTTTGGCATCGCCATAACACACCTGAATTATTGCATCTGTTCCTATTCTACGACCTTCAGGGAAAGTCTTAGAAGAATTGTTTATGGTATTCATAAACATCATATCTCTGTCAGTAAGCTTATCAAAGATTTCTTTATTGGATCTGATAAACTTATTGTTCTCGATGGATGTATAATCCATTGAGATTATGATACCTGCGTTCATAGTCACACTTATCATTATTCTCGGTATGATAAGCGCTGTATCTGTTTTCTTCATCAGATACGGAATCATTGCGTTGACGGTGCTCTTTCTCTTTATCATGACATTTTCTCCTTTGTGTTTTATCTATTTATTTTCTATGTATAAATAGATATTTATATTTTAACTCATTATATCATTATCTTTTTATACTGTCAATAGAATTTCATACATTAGATATTCGGTAATATTTACCGGATATAATTTACAGAAACTATCTTGACATGCGATAAAAGATATGGTATAATATTTCCTGTGCTCTTCTCTTCTGTTCTTCCAGTTATAAGAATCTACTATGAAAATAAAGATGAAAAAGATTAGTAGAAGTAAACGGAAGAAGATAAGGTACTTAAAAAGTTGTGAGGATCCTAATTGTCTCGTAGTCGAACTTATATAGGAATCTACTATAGAGGGAATCAGAATCCTCTTTTCTTTTTAAGTATGGGAATCAGCCAATAGCCTCTATTCCAGTTTCGTTGAATTCATTGGTCTCGTCATCTTCTTCAGGAGTAACAAGAGTGTTATACTTGCCATTCATGAGATCTTCGACAGTTTCATGATTCATACCAATCTCACGATTGAGAAGAATCTGTCTATCATAAGATGCAATGAATCCAGCGATAAGCTTTCTCGCCCTATCGCTGACGTTTTCGTTAGCGAACCTGAAGATATTTCCATCTTCGTTCAGGAAGTAGAATCTGATGCACGGAAGAGTAAACTTCTCGCGATCCCAATCCGCTTCACAGACTCTATACCCTCCATTGTAAGGGGTATAGAGAAGATACGTAGGGATATAAATCTTACCGTATCTTGTATCCTTAGGCGTGCGAACCAACTTTATTCTGATGTTAAAGTTGGCGATACTGAAGATGTTCTCCGGAATCTTACGGATAGAGTCAGCGTTCTGGATATTGTTAGCGGTCGTGGTGCAGATAATCTTCGTCATGATGGATCTCACTTTCTCCTATTTATAGCATAGGTGCTTAAAAATAAAATGATATTATGAATGCATCAATTGCTATTCATATCAAAAAATCCCTTTGTTTATCAGACAAAGAGATTTGTGACCCATAATCTATAGAGGCATAAATTCTATAGATTATGACGCACTAGACCTGACACCTATTTAACGTCGTCTAGTCGACGCAGATAAATCCTTACCTGAAAAGAATGCATATCCGAAGGAGTATGTACCACCTATAGCTGAAGCTATAGTTATTATAAGACTGACGATTGCATAGATTGGCATACTATAAACAGTAAATCCTGCTGTAAATAGGAATCCAAATATGCATATTGCGAAGAGGACATAAGAGATGTACTCATTAAAGATTCGCATCTATATAATCCTCCTCGTAGTCATAATCTTCAGTCATGACAGAGTCTATAGCATTCTGCCATTTCTCAGAATCCCATTCTGCATTAAAGAAGGGCTCTTCGTATTCGTCTCCTGAGATTGTGAGCCTCATAGGCAGAGTGGTCAGCGCGAGAACACTTTCTATATACTCGTTTGATACGTCCATAGGAGTTTCTATCTTAACAGATATCCACTTCTTATCCGCCTCTGAGATAAGGCGCTTAAGATCTGCCTTGATTCCTGCGAGACCTTCGACCTCATCTGTATAGTAATCTCTAGAGAGAGCAATCTTGCTGAGTATATCATTGACTCCGCTTATCATGATGTTGTGTTTCATTTTATTTTTCTCCTTTTGATTTTATAATCATGGTATAATAAAAAGACACTGAATAAAACAGTGTCTTTAATATTATATATATTCGGTGCTCATTAGTCCTTAAATACAAGATTTAAGAATAATAAGCTTCGTTATAAGTCCTTGGCTCACAATGTTTCCCATTCCATGTTTCCAAAATCTTTTGAAAATTATGGACGCGCCATATACTCTTATCAATATCATATCTTAAGATATTAATTTCGAGATATGGAAGGCAATAAGCGGCTTTTAAAACAGATATAATCATATCTACAGAAGATGATAAGTCTGTAGGTATGTATATATTGAGCCTTAAGCCACCTAGTTTTTTATTATGCAGATTCATAATAAAGTTAGAAGCAATAGTATCTGAATCTGCATAATCTTCGTATTCTCCTTCTGCTTCTATAGATTTATAATCTTCGAATATGTATTTACTAGTATCTACATATTGTGGGATATAAGATAGGACAGAAGGATCCTGACACTTAAATAATAAGATGTCAAGGTCGCGCACTATTGATTCCCCCTTTCTTATAAATAGTATACCATAAGACTTTATATAAAGTCAATGGTAATGTTTACAAGAAAGAATAATCAGAATGTCTTATCCAAAAAATCCCTTCGTTTTCTACAAACTATAAAATCAGTAGAAACATCCAGAGAGTGGTACTAATCTTATATTTTCCCCGAAGGGAAAGAATAAGAATGTAGTGACGCGCACAAAATCATCTGCACTCACCGTTGTAACATCAGCATACTCCGGCGTGCATCTATAATCAGGCGTGAGCCAAGATAAATACTTGGAGGAGCTTGCGATATGAAGCAACGTTGAGACTGTGATGTAACTAACAGTGATGTGGAAGCTGACAAAGTTGTAGAATCTAAGGTCAAGTGCAGAGGCTGAGAATCTGACAACATAGATCGATCTAACGACCTGTGCTGTTTCTTCTCTTCCAAGAAATCCCTTTGTTTTAGAAGCTAAGGATTAGATGGAATTAACAGTAGGACCGGGAATCAAGGATCTGTGAGGATCCTAATCTTCCCGTATCCGCTTTGCGCCGAGCTATGGCGTTCGCAGAACGCTGTTTGCGAGACGCAAACTGCCGAACGAATGAAATGAAGCGACGGCAGAAGCGGATACTGGTGCCCCGAAGGGGAATCTGATGTTTAGGACTGCGTTTACTATACTGTAATCCTATATATCTTAGGACTATAGTATTTATATTCTGGTTCATTTGCATCATCTCCTTTCAGAGTCTTATCGGAACCAATGACAATAAAGACTCATATACACCATAATCTTTCAAAAGATTTTTCTTAGAATGTCTTGACAAATAAAAGATTATGGTGTATAATATAAATGCGTTAGATGATAGAACAGAGAGCTACGTAGTACTCTCTATTGTTATATTCATCAACACGCGCATTAACGAGCTGATCTATATGTAAGTTCAGTCCGTTAATGAGAAGATCGGATTCAGTTGCTATCTGAAGTCCGACATTCTTGGTTTTACCATTAATTGTAGATTCTATAACGAATCTATTACTATTAATGGTTCCGGTGACTATACGTCCACTCTTGATTGCTGCGAGAGTGGTTGTATAGTCATTTTCCTTATCGTCCTTACGATAAAGAACGATAGGCAGTGCATATTTACCTTCATATTCCTTCTTGTAGCTATTAGCTACGTCATCCGTTACATTGTATCCAATCTTACGGAGATACTCAGGAACCATGAACATGGTAGAGTACTTAGACTCATTCCATATAGCATTGCACAGCTGATCAACACGAGCAGAACGGATAGCGTACTGCCCGTTAGTCTCTTTCTTGGAGCGTCTGAAGTCTTTAGCAGCAATCATAGTGCCAGCCTCATATTTCCACGCATCGCTATTGCCAAGGTTATGGCTAGCTGCGCTGATATGACCAACTCCACATTTTCTGTACTCAGAGGGCAGATAGTTTCCTACATATCCAAAGCGTACATCAATATGGCTTACATCAACATGATGAGCTGCACAGAATTCCTCAACTGTCATTGCATTGTCAGAGATCCACTTTATTTCAGTGATTCTCTTACGTGCCCATGCTTCACTCTCAGAGATAACTTTCTCTACTGCTGTGTAAAGTTTAAAGTTACCAATTGTAAGTCTTCTGATGAGTATATTCTTATCAGTAGAGATAAGTGCCTTCTTTTCACCATCACCTACAAACTCATTGTAAGAAATGATAGCCTTATTCGTCTCTTCGATAGACTTCATCCAATAAGATACTATGAAGTTCTTAAAGGAGCAGAAGTAATTTCTCAGATCTTCAGGCATCTGAACGCCAGAACCAGAAAGACCAGTGGTAAACTCAGCGAGCCAGTCCTGAACGAGCCCACAGTCAAGCCACCAAGCAGCTCTGTTGGAATCGTCAATCCTAATATTCTCACCATTGTTACCTATATACTGTATCCAAGAATAGATATCCTCTATTCTCATCTCAGTAATATTGGCAAAGCGTCCGATATAAGCAGGCGCATCAGGATTTCCCTTTGCATTCAGCTTAATAACGTTCATGGCAGAAACCATGACGCCAGTCATACCAGCCTGTGCATCCATGTCCTTGATATGCATCTCAAGAACAGAATTGACCTTTACTGTGTCCGATATTTCCGGAAGAATGTTCTTAACTGTCATGTGACGATAATTGGCGTTCTCCAGAATCTTACCAATCCAAGTACGCACATTCTCACCGTTCTTCTCAATAACAGTAGCCATGAAGTTGCACTTATCACCATCGCAATCTGCGCCACTCATAGCTTCAAGAAGAGCCATAGACTCTTTACTCATATCAAGACCGATGCAGTTATCGCATACATGATCATTAACACGAACAGCTACTCGAACTGCGCCACGTTCAGACGGAGACGGGAACTTAGTGAGCACCGATTCAGTGGGCTTACCAAGCTTCTCCCATGTCTCGGTGTTGACGAAGACAACTGCAAGCCCATCTTCTCCTCTTGTCTTTCTATATGCGTCTCCATCTTCATTGAATATCGGATGCTGAGTCAGACCCAGTGTGTATCCACCCATCCAAGCCTTCGGACGGCAATCAGCTGACCAGAGTTTGTTGAACATGGAGTCAAGTGACTTAATTGTGCTCCACTTGTCTATTCCTTTCAGCATGGACGGCAGATATCCAGAATCGACATCAGGTGTAAAAGCCTGTATCATCTTATTCTGCATAGCCTTCTCGAAACCATTGATGAACATATCCATAATGGTTTTCTTGTCTTCGTCATTGGCACATCTTCTGAGCCATTTAGAGCATTCGTCAATGCTCATCTCTGACTTAGAGAGTTCTCCAAACTCATGGATTATCCAAGAGGTTCTTTCCATTTCGGAGACAACGTCAAGACGCTGATCAAGCATCTTAATAAAGTTCCTGTCGACTATAACGCCAACAGGAAGAAACGGATCTCCATAATACGTAACCTTTTCAGGATGTGCTGCGACAAGGTTGTTGAGATATTCAAGGTCAAAGACAAATGTGTCTTTTTCGCACATCAGCATGCCCTTACCCTGATATATCCTAAGTCTCATCTGGAGAGCAGTTTTGTTATCCACTCCAACAAGGTCAGGATTAGCCGATCCATTTCCGTCACCGACTCTTCCCTTCTCATCAATTACTGCAATACGGCATTTTGAGAGGTCGAGCTTGATTCTGCCAGCCAGCGAAGAAGGCATATACTTCCACTCCTTCATGAGCTGTCTCATAGAAACAGCAATTATTCCTCCATTAGACAGCTGCATGAATCTGTCATTGAGAGAAACTCCTGCGCAAAGAGCTCTCTCAAATGCGTCAACCTTATTGTTGACAACGAAGAACTTTTCTCCGGCATTCTTCATGCTGGATGTTCTTACAGACGGCATAAAGACGTTAGAAAGAACCAATCCCTTCTTGATTTCAATATCTTTAATGCCTTTCATATCAATGACGTCATACATTTCTATAATAGTTGAACCTTTGGTCCAACCACCAATGGCAACGTATACTTTCTCATCATAGATACGAATACCGTATCTATTCAGATTCTCATTGATGAGATGTGCATTTCTGATTGCTACTCCACGCTGTTTTTCCTTCGCAGTCATTGCAGTTGCAAAAATGTCGCTTATATTGACTGAGATTATGTCATTCTCCGTCATGTCAGCCTTATTTAACGCAATGTCCATAGGACGATCGATACCTATTACGGTGCTATTCATCCCAGATCTATCGAAGATTCTATATCTCCGATTAAGCTTAGCGACCTCTTCTGCCGAAACAGTGTATGCCTTGATAAGGTTTACGATTCTATAGATTCCGTCTACAGACTCGAGCACACCTCCGTTATCAAGAACTCCTTTAATTTCGCCCTTGAACTCAATGTCATTATGTATTCCAAAGACTCTTTTACCATTTTTCTCAAGAATGATATAAGGACTCTGGATAAGCAGAGTGTTAACGGCAGCTGCCTTGATGGTAGTGGTAACGGTTGCGTTGGTGTTGTTCATGGTAGTAGTGGTTGCGTTCATCATTTTTTCTCCTTTTGCTCTTAGAGCACAACAAAATAATCCACTTCTATTTTTAATTTATTTTAGAAGTGGAAGTTTATGGTGTATGCACATATTGCTCAGAATTGTATAGTGCCATCAACAATTCCTTTATCTACTTATCTTGTCTAGATATTTTTCTTATATCTATAGACCAAAGAATAAGAGATAAACAATTATGCTTTTATTTGAGTGGATTAGCAATAACCACTTGACAAACTGCTTGCCTTGTGATATAATAATAAAAGAGAATGGATGGCTGCTGGTAACAACCATCCACGATCTAGTTATTTTCTGATCCACTTAAGGATCTTGAAAATAACTTTAGCGATTAATCTCGAAGTGCTCGGAATTGACTTGATTATATTGGGCAAAAACATAATCAAACAATTCGAAATCTCTCTTGTGTTATCTGTAAACAGACAAGGAAAAAGTATTGGTGTGACAACACTTAATCCGTATACAGTATACAAACAGCCAGCAATAAAGATAACGAGCTCTTCGAGATCCCTCTTATCAAGGCGCTGCATTGGACTCACCTCCTTTCAAGATGATTTCAAAATGTTCGGATGCGTTTAAACTGATTCTTGAAAATGTCTCTGTTTCGACTCATGTCTCATCAGTACATGGACTTCTACCATGTATACAGAGATAGCCTGTATAAGTCATATAGATCTTTTTTTATTAAGAGCTATTGACAAATACAGGCTATTGTGATATAATAGGAGTAGATAGTAGGACACCCTAACCTACTGTCTACTTCCTACTTTATTTTAGTGATTGGCTCTGTTTCTATAATGCTCCTTAGCATTACGAATAACAGAGATCGGATTAGTGCCTATAACCCATGCAGCTGTTACAGCTATGATTATGATAGCTGCAACAATCCTCTGTGCCACATTATCGTAGCCAGAGTTCATACTGAGAAGCGTGCGGAATGCCCACACATTCATCAGTATCGTTATGGTACTGGATGCGACCAGTCCTATAACGACCTCGAGGACGTAAAGTGTTTTGTTGATAGTATTCTTATTCATAAGAATACCTCCTTGAATCCATTTTTGATAAGTCTTACTTGTACTAAGACTTATTAGCTCGCTGTACCTATTATTAAAGTGAAGGTAGGATTATGTGATTTACGAGATCACAGGGTGTTTTAGGGCACGCATGAGTACTGTAGGATTGATGTACCCTAACTCAATCCTCTTACTTATGCGTGTTTTTATTACATCGCATAGCAAGCATCCATATCCTTTAGCCATACTATTCCTAGTATGTTGCCCACTCTATACCACGTGGAGGTAGGATACATATAGAGTAAGGGTATAGCTATGCTATACCCCATTCCTTAGCCTTCCTTAGCTACCTTGTAGAAGATGGCTGCACACTTGATAAGCGCACTGTCAGTATCCTTACCATTGATATAATCAATGGTATCAGACAGAAGCTTCCATTCCTTGTCTCCCACCTTAAGGCTATCCATAGCCTCATTGATAGGAGTAGAGCAGTAGTTCAGTTCCTCTCTCTTCTTAAGACCAGAGAGAATAACAAAGACCAGAGCTTTAGCGGTAGTCTTTGTTGTGAAGACGTTGGTGTTAACTGCATGGCATGCATTGATCATATCACCAAGCATGTCATTTGCCTTAACATCATTACCAAACATAGCAAGAATCTTCTCACCAAGAAGAGTGTTTCTTCTTGTATCGTTGGTTCTGATGTTTCTGATAGCCTCCTGCATAGCCTTTCTTACCTCAATAAACTTCATAGTTGTTACCTTTCTCTTGTGGTGAGCACCTAATAATATTGATTATATCTATAAATAGAAATGATACCCCAGGGGCTCAAAATTCTATTTTTAACTAGATATATCAATACCTGGTCCCCTCAGAAATTTTTATTATAAATCTTCAATTAAGCAAAAATATCACTAATCAATTATTCAACCATTTTATTAAAATCTCTGAATAATCTAATATTCTTATTTTATTCTTCGCATTTAAATTAATCTCAGTTCCTCTATTCTAAATCTCAAACTAACAAAATTATAATTAATATAAAATCCAAATATTAATTCAATTATTATACCTTATGTTTTCTCAACTTTAAATTTTAAAAAATATTTTTATTTTAAGTCTTTCTATATATTACAATTATAGAGCAAATATATTCTTATATGCATGACTCATCATTTCTCTGATTCCTGCATATACTATTTTAAAAAGCGTAATAACCTCTTTAGAAAATATTTTTTATAACTCCTTGACAAATTCATTTTTATGTGATATAATATTTATACAGTCAAGTGATTTGATTACAGTATGAGTACAATCTATTAAAGAAAAAAACAAAAGACTAAGTGCTCTCTTAGTCTTATTGCCATTTATAATATGTTTCAGATTTTAAATTTTGATAATTGGTCTGTATATGATGGATATGCCGAAGGCAGTGGTCGCGGCAAAAAGACATGGCTTATAAACAAAGAAACTGGCCAGATAGGTTTATTTAAGTATCCTAAAGTTCATAGCGATGGCGAAACTCTTACAACAGAATATATATCAGAGCATTTGGCATATCAGATTGGTAAGTTAATTAATATAGAAACTGCTGTAATTGATATTGGATATTATAATAATGACCTTGGATGTATCAGTTATGATATTATTAATGATCATGAAAACTCCTTTATTATAGAAGGAGACGTTTTCTTATCAAACAAATATCCCTTATATGACAAAGAATCTTTCTGCAATCAAGAAGATAATAGACATTATAATATAGATCAGATAATAGGATCTGCTCCAATTGCAGATTGTTTGCCCATTTATAAAATGCTGATTTTCGATTTCATAATCGACAATAGTGATAGGCATCATAACAATTATGCATTTATAAAAAATGAAATAATTAACGAATATGCTTTTTGCCCATTATATGACAACGGATCTTCTCTATGCTGTAGAATCACAGATGACGAGGCATCAAAATATATTGGTAAAGATAAATTAAGACTCAGATCTTTAACAGACACAAAATCCAAGTCATTTATTAGTATTGACGGATCAAAAGTAAGATCAAATACTCATACGCAAATGGTTCAATATATTTTTTCGAAAAATAAAGAAGTCAAAGTATTTGCGGATAATGTTATTAAGTTACTAAGCGCTGATAATATCTCAAATATATTGTCTCAATATCCATCAAGTATCATGACAGAAAATAAGCGCAATCTTATATGTATATATTTAAACGAAAAAGCAAGGATATTGTCTGACATATTGGAGGATAAACATGAAAAATAACACTCTGTTTTTAACCTGGACAGATAAAAAAACAGGAGCAAAAACATATGTAGGTCAATTGACTAAAACCAATAATGGTTATATGTTTAGATATATTGACACTTCTGATAAGACTAAGAATAAGACATGGACAACAGTGCTTCCATTTAATGATAGAAAAAAGATTTATGAAAGCACGAAAATGTTTGTGCCCTTTGCAAATAGACTCCCCGATCGTAAGAGAGTAGATATCGATGATATTCTCAAAAAGTACGGTCTTACGACTTATGATGAATTCGAGCTCTTAAGAAAGACCAAAAGCAAACTGCCCATTGATAGTTATAGTTTCGAAGAAACTATGGAGATGTAATCTATGATAGTTAAAAATAAAAACAAAAATAAATCTATAAATAAAAATAAGCAGGTGCAGAAGAATACACCATGCTTATCGCAATTAGCAATAGAGTCAGAAAATAGAGAATATGATCTTATGATTCATACTCTTAATAGAATTAAGACAGTATCTTAAGAGTAATAAATACTATAGAAAGTTAAATAACAATATAGATTATTTAACGCAAGCTTTGAAGTAAGCAATTGGGTCAGTTTCAGTATGCTTATGGAGCTTTTGAGTTTTAGGGTTATACAGTTTCCACAGACTGACTAGGTGTGAGATATATCTGCGCCGAAAGAAAATGTTTATAAAATATCAGACCGAAGAGGTCATCCAGCGACCTGATCCTGGTTCGTATTATAGAGATGTCTATAATACTTAGTTTGACTTAGTTTGAAAAATGGCTATTTTAGTTTCACTTTAGTTAGTTAACAATATTTAGATGGTGGTCTGGCACCGATAATAATCTGATGCTCGCTGCGAATAGCATAAACGTAGCTAGTGGGCTTGCACATTAAAAATCGTGAGATGGCAAGAAATTTTTGATGCAGTAGAAAGATCTGTTTAATGATAGATCCCAAGGAACTGGCTGTTGGCAGACAACGATAAAACCATAACAAAGGAATATAGAATCTATATTGCTACGGTGATATAAGATTCTATATTTTTTTATAAAAGGTATTGACATCAGTTATAAAGTGTGATATAATATAAATAACAAATCACTATATCATATCATCATATAGAATCGGAGATATATAATGAAGTACTGCGCAAACTGTAAGAAGGCCTTTTCAGATGACAGTTATAAAGTATGTCCACATTGCGGTGGTGAACTTGAATCTGTTGAAATAGAAGAAAATAAGGTCAATGATTCAACAGCAGCTGAATCTAAAGATGCAGCTATCAATACAAATACACCGACTCCTGATGAGAGACAGAAAATTGAGTCTAGAGGATTAGCCGGTTTCTTATTAATCGCTGCTGGCATTGCCCTTATCATAGGGTCCATAGTTATATGGAATCTTAATGGTAATAGAGAGGCAAGAGCTGCCTCTAAGAGAGGATATGGCGATGAAATTAACTATGGAATCAACAAGCTTACTGGAACACCATATTTCAAGACAACAGATGAAATGCTGATGACTCACTGTTATATCCCAGTAATTGCAATGCCGATTGGAGCAGTAGTCTGCTTATGGATTGGATCTGGTTTATTTAAACCGTATCTTGACCTTAAAGACGATAGCGATGGCAACAATAATAAGTCTCAACACTGAATTTTTACACTGAACTTAATATTCTAACGCTGAATCAGTGTTAGAATTAATATTAGATCAGTGTTAGAATTTAAGATTGCCACATTTTTTTAAGCGAGTTATTTATATTGGCGCACATTTTTAAAGCCAGTCAATATAGTAATAAATAGAATAACAGAACCCAGCGCGCTTCTTGTTCCCTCTTATATTTTATTGTTTGCAGAGAGGGACTAGCGTACCACGCTGGGTCTTTTTTATTTTATTTAAAGGACTTGACATTCTGAATCAGATATGATATAATTATATTATAGTATCATTATTCTATCTGAAGGAGCATGTGTATGATAAACCGTATAAGCAGTTTAGCGCCGGAAAAAGATCTTAAAAGATATTATATACGTGATGCCTTAGGGAATCTTGCCAGATTCACGAATGATAAGATCTCGAATATATTAGACGTAGAATATCATTTTGACTTAGGTTCTAAAGAGCTCGTAAAAGACTATAGTCTTGAAGAAGACGATGGCTGGACTTTTCTGAATATATATCTTGGTAAGATATATGGATTCAAAAAAGATATTATATCTGAAGAAACTAAAGATATAATAGAAAAGATTGTAGCATGTGCGCCGGTTTGCCTCTCTACTGATAATAGCAGTGAAAAACAAGAGAAAATCAATACACTTCAGACTGACATAAAAAGATATACGAAGAAAAAGAAAATAGATGCGTTCTGTGATGATATAGAGTCATTATTATATGACTATAATCATGACAGTTTTGTAGCTTATTCTATGATTATAACAATTATATGTATGATACTTAATGAGTATGATCCATATGATATATGCTATATAAATGAAAAGAATAAGGCTGTATATTATTATTGTGAACTTAGCAGAGGAATATATACATGCTGCGATTTCAGAGAAGTATCTTTAGAGCAAAGCGTTAATCTTGCTAATGATATAGAATATATTAAGGCTACATTAAGTCCAGACAGATTAAAACAATTCGGTTCTCCTGATTCTTTTAATATAGCATATAGTAAGAAGATATTTAACGATATAGAGACTTTATATGGCAGTAAATGCTTCAAGTTAAAAGACTATGTAATATATAACGACAAGAAAAACGTTCTCAGATCAATCGAAAAAATTCAGTCTATGAATGAAGATGCTAATGACATAATAGTGTCTGCGAGTGCAAAATATCTTGACAACATAATAAAATTATTGCAATTCAGTGCAATAAATAACCGCAATGACAAACTTATTGCAGACATAGAGAATAACAGGATGAAGTTATTCTTAGACCTTAATGATGATGACAATGTTAATAATACATTCTTCGAAATGTTCTATAGGCATTATAGCGCAAGATTATTACAGAATAAACCTATAGATATAACCAAGAGAAAAAGACTATTTACCAATGGAGTAAATATAGAATTCAATCCTACGAATGAATTATTCAAGGGCATTGAATTCAAATATCATATCCAGGAATATATCTACAAAGATAAACTCAGAATATATATAAGGATTCAGAATCAATATATGAATCGATATTTTATTCTGAGTGAAGGACATAGAGATTGGCCATTATTATGTTATAATGGTTTTGAGTTTATCGCGCTCTTGTTTGCGCTTGTTATTATAGGCGTTGATAATATCTCTGGTATTATCATAGATATGTGCAAGACGTTTTTCTTAGATGTCGTTAATAGACAAAAGAAAAACGATTGCAATATGTTTACAGTTGATGGCAGCGGACAAAAAACTGATGATAGTAATACTGTTATCGCCAATGGCTGTATTGTCATGTCTAAGATAATTATGGAAACGATTACTGAGATTGAGACTATGTTTGATAGTCAAGTATCTGGATCCGGCATGGAGTATAAAGGACGGAAGATATTAAGTATATCTGAAACATATTCTGAGGAAGTGCATTTAAATCCTTTTATCAGAAAGCTGCCTACCGGCCAGAATGCTTCTGACAGTGCTAAGAGTCTGGCTAAGAGGTTAAGGGTTAATCTGCCTGATGGACATACTATAGTCGAAGGACATAATCGAGAGGTCAAAAAGAAGAAAAAATAGCCAAAATCGGCGGGTGTGATTTGTCACAAACGCCGATTTTTCGTGTTTCCTATTGACAACGAGATTATATGGTGATATAATATTTATAATCATAGATTGTTAGGTGGATTGCTATGGCACTATTTCGTGGCAATGAAAAAGAAAAAGATTCTGCAAGCAATAAGATTACGATAAAAAACATTCATCAAGCACCCTATACTAGACGTTATGATGATTACAATGGATTAACAATCACATATTTAGACGCAAATTATGGCAGCATAGATACTACTGACAATAATACAAAAGACATTTTGCTTGATAAACCACATGTAGACGAAATGTTTGACATGATACGTAAGATGTGCGTGCCAACAAAGTATGTTCATCCTGTCGATATATGCATTTCTAATTCTTGTATCAAAGATAGTCTTACCAAGAAAAACAACGATAATGATACTAAGAATCAATTAAATGTCAATATCTCTGTTCCAAAATGGAATCTTGATGACATATATTTAACTGCCGAGAATCGCAGCATAATAGAATCTATAATATGTCTTATTCAGAATCGGGATACTATTTATAAAAACTGGGGATTTGAAAAGACGTTCAAAAATGCCAGATCTCTTGTTTTAAACTTCTATGGCAAGCCAGGTACTGGTAAAACAATTACTGCTGATGCTATAGCCAAGGCTTCTGGCAAGAATACAATAAATGTAAATTATTCTGAACTCGAGTCGAAATATGTCGGCGACACCCCTAAGAATATTTCCAGGATCTTTAATTGTGCCAAAGAAAATAATGCTGTAATTATTTTTGATGAGGCCGACTCTTTCCTTGGCAAAAGAATAGAAAATATTCAGCAGTCTGCTGATTATGGAGTTAATGTTACCAGGAGCGTTATGCTTATGGAACTAGATAATTTCGACGGCATTGTTGTGTTTACAACCAACTTATTCTCTAATTATGATGAGGCATTCAAAAGAAGAATACTTATGAATGTTGAATTCTCTCTTCCGGATAAAAACGGTAGAGAATATATTTGGAAGAAGATTTTACCAAGTGAATTTCCCCTTGACAATATGATTACACCCATGTCGTTGTCTGAAAGATATGACAATACTTCAGGAGCAGATATTAAAGATATAGCATTTAATTGCGCTATTTTAACGCTAAAAAATAGTAGCAGGTATGCTACTATAGACAATTTTGATGAAGCTTACAAGATCGTAAAAAGTCGATATGAATCATCTCAGGTGCGACAACCGAAGATTGCAAAAATAACGACTGAAAGGATTATGACCGATAATGATATCGATCAATAAACGACATGATTGATTCAATAGTCAACGCTTTCAATGCACTGAAACTTGAAAATGCGCAAAAAATGTCCCAGTTGTTTAATGGAATTAATGACGAGAATATTTTCTTAGATGATAATTATATCGCATCAGAAATTAAACATTTACAATCGACAATAGACATTATCAAAAAATCTTCTATTGACGAATCCAACAAGATTGAAACAATTGCTGATATCAGTAGTCAAAGCGCAATACTTGCTGCTAATAATATTCGTATGTTAGAAACTGCCAAGAGTATCTTACATACGACAAGATCTAAGTTTGAAATATGTGTTGATGCCATGATTGCTGAAACACATGAGCAGCATCAAGTAGCACTTTCATTATTTGATACATTTTGGAAATCCGGCGATTATACGTATAACAATTATTTAGCGCCCAAAATGTATGCATGCTTGTTACTGAATCATACAAACAGAGCATTAAGTGCCATAAATTGTCTAAGCATTGCATTGCAATTGCGTCCAAATGATATCCAAATAAGAAAATTATTTAGAGACGCATTAATACAAGCAGGCGAAACCACTAATGCGGAAATCCAAAACTCTCTCATAAAAATTCTTACAAATGAGGCATGATGCTATGCAAACAACTTTCTTTTTCAAGAAAAACGGATCCTTATCGTCTATTAGAAACTCAACTGGAAGTGGCAAAAATTCCATTTCATTTACGTCATCATCTGATGGATCAAATAATGGCGTTACATACAAGACATCATCTACCATAACAAGAATAAACAAAAATGGTAGACAGTTGGATTTTGGCACGCATGGTTCTGGACGCGTCTCATATTTTCACAATAATTCATTTAGTAATAAGATAAGGAAATACTAATGTTTAATCCTGATGACTTTATAGATTCAAATCAAAAAGAATTTGAATCCGAAATACACAATATTTTATTTGGTGATACCATCAAAGAATATTATTGTGATTTTGTCGAGAAGAAACGCTTACCAGACTTATATGGGAAAACTATCTTAGTTACGGAGAAGCAGTATCCAGAAATATATAATATCATTAGAGATATATCTAACTTAATTGATATGGATCCGCCTAAATGTTTTATATATGACGATTTTTTCTATGATGTTTCATCGCATGGCATAAATCATCCGTGGATAGAAATATCATGTAAATCAATTACCGACTTCAATGAAAAAGAATTCACCTTTTATATTGCCAAGGAACTATGCAATATAAAAATGCATCATACAGAACATTATGAAATAATAGATCTTTATCTTCAAATGATGGAGAATGTTTCAGTTCCACTTTCTAGCGCCTTGGCAAAAAGCGAAAAATATTTATTATATAGATGGTGCAGAGCTTCATGCTTTACATCAGATACATTTGGAATGGTAATCAGCAACTCAGTTGAAGACAGTTTTTCCGCTATTCTAAAAACCATTCTTAACAATCCAGAACTTGCTAAGTCTATTAACATAAGTGAGTATTTGAATCAGGCTGATGCCATTAATGCCATGAATGACTTTGCATTTAATGATACAAAGTTAGACGAGAAGGTTCCTTATGGAAACATAAGAATCAAAAAAATATTAGCATATCTATCCACTAGGCGTGGAATAAATACGATGCTTAAATATGTAGGGAGCTAATAATTATGCTAGAAATTTTGGGATGGGTTATTTTAGGAGCACTTCTTGTCGGTGTTGTTGCTCACTATTGGGATAGTATCAGAACATGGCTGAATTCAACCGCATTAGATTTTGTTGAAAAACATCTTGGATATAATGCAAGGTTAACTATGGAAAAGGCTGTATCTAAATTAGTTAGAATCGGAGATATGGCTTTTAATACTACAATCATCAAATCCAAGAAAAATAAATTGGACAAGTATTATGACCAGACAACCATTGAATTCGAGGAAACAACTCAAGAATTGTCAAATGAGTATGGTAAGGAACTACTTGACGAGCTCGAAAAATCTAATCAGCGATTAACACAAGAATTTAAATACAATACTAATTGACATTGTATTTTATTGGAGAAAGTCATGCCACCTAAAAATATAAAGATTACAACTGAAAAAGTATTGGATCCTGTTATAGCTGAGCGAGAGCGCCAGGAGGCTGAAAGAGAACGCCGCGAAAAACAGTCTAAAGAGCAAGTTATATCGTGCTATAATAAAGCAATTGACTATATGCTTCAGAATAACTATGTCCAGGCACTTACCTGGTTTCGTGGAGCGCAATCTCATCTTCTAGGAGATAAAGGAGAATATACCTTTCTCATCAATGCTAAGATCAAAGAATGCACAGCTGCCATAAAAGACATCCAATATAACGATGCAGTAAGCAAGTTTTCAGAAATATATCCATCATCCTATAGACTCTATATAGAAAAGTATGATGAATTAGCGAGGGTTTTTGACTCGTTTGACAATTATAAAGATTCTGCATCATATCAGACTAAGTGTCTTTGTATTCGAACAACAATCGTTTTAAGTGATAAAGATGAAGCAGAATTAAAAGATGCTGTTAGTATAATTGATTCGCAACCTAAAAATATCCGTAATCGTAGTGAATTAGTATCGTTACGCTCAAAATGCCAAGTAGAACTAAAGCGATTTGAATTTATTCACAACTATGATAAATTAGTTTCCATGTTAAATAATGCAGAGCATCTTTATAATGCAACTATCGAAAACAACGATCAGTTCATGGTGTCGTATATCATATCTGCGTTAGATTTGTTGTTTAAACTACAAACATCTGCTGACTATCCTGTAAATACTGTACAAGAGTATACCTCAAATTTACAGAATATAGAAAAGCAGTTGAATAATATCTTAGACCAAATTAGGGCAAGACATTTACGTACGATACTTATACCACAATTTATTTTGGGCTTATTTATCATTTGCTACAATGTTTTCAGCTCGAATTCTTTTTTAAATAAGCATTTAGAAACCTATTGTGGCGTTACGTTCATATTTGTCATATTAACGTCTATCTTTGTTTGTTTATGTATGTATGATTATTATAATATTGATGCTACGTATTTTCAAACAAACAAAATATTGTATTTTCATCTTGTGTTGCCGATAGTATCAATCGTTATGTGGCTGATAACACTTATTCCAAACCAAGCTTGATTCATCAATAGAGGAGGTATATTTATATGTGTCAGTATTTAAATGATGGCGTTAATAATCAGATTCAACAATCTGAAGACATAAAGCAACAACTTTCTATATGGCAAAAATATATTGACGTATTATGTAAAAAAGCAGAAGATACTGACTGCTTTTTTATTTCAAATAAGGCACGGATAAGAAATGATTTTGCTATATCTATAATTCCATCGCATTTAGATTGTAATATATCTCCCAATAAGCTCATCGGATCAGAAGTTACAATTATGTATAATAATTATGATATTACTAATTATTATAATACAGCAGAAGATGGCGATGATTTAGATGAATATAATAAATATGAGTTTGATGCAAATAATGATTATGCAAACCATATTGATGAAGTAAAAAGTGGCGACATTGAGTTTGACTATGTTGATAAAATAGGTTTTCTCGATGATTTGCGCAATAATAAGATTGTTGTAAAATTATATCCTCAATATGAAGCAAAAATCAGAAATGGACATTTTGTTTTACCGTCAAACTTTTGTGGAAAAATCAACAATATAGGAGACATTGTTCAATATAAAAGACTTAAGTTTGGTATTAAACAATTAATAAATCAGCTTCAGAACTCTGATATATTTCGCGCTCTTTTGTTTTGTCATAACAATGATATTGTTGGTAATCTTAAACCAATAGATACGAGCTCGTTTGTTATTGATAAATATTTATCATCTGAACTGAATTTTAAGCAGAAGCAAGCTGTTCAGATGGCAATATCTACAGACAATAGTATATCTTTAATTCAGGGACCTCCTGGCACTGGAAAAACTACTGTTATTGCTGAAATCTGCTATCAGAATGCCATTCGTGGTAGAAGAACATTGATTGCTTCTCAGTCTAATCTTGCTATAGATAATGCTATGAGCAGACTTATCTATAGCAAAGAAATTCTGCCAATAAGAGAGGGCAATGTATCCAGAATTGACGAAATAGGGGAAAAATATATTCCCAGTAACATTGTGAAGACACTACTTGATGGTGCTGTTTTGTCATGCCATAAAAAAGCTGATAATATAAAAATTAATGAGTTAGATATATATAAGATCCAGTCAATAACAAATGAGATTATATCTCTTTATAATAATGCGTTCAATTATTGTAGTGCATTAATCGTGGACGCATATTACTATTCGATTAACTATCTTTATGATGCATTGAATATACAAAGATTAATCGATCCAGATTTTTCTATATGTACACAAACCATTTCTATGGCTAATAGTGTTTTTGCAGATATAAACAAACAGTCACGTCAACTGGAAAATACATACACCTTTGCAACCACGAAAATCGACTCACTAATAAATGAGTTGATACATTTTGCACCTGACCAGTGTTTAGATATCGAGTCATTAGCAAACGATATAACTATTGAACAGAATAGTCTTATAAATACTATTAACAATTTGTCCTCAGAGTTTAAACAGTTATTTTTATCCAAGCCTTCATTTATCCATTTTATAAAGAAGCGTAAATGGAAACAGCGTATTAGTATTTTCTATAATACGCTGAAAAAGGTTAAATCATTTTTAACTAATAATAGATACGACTTAGTTCAGATGGGCGATTGTGATTCAAAGCGCGATTATTGGAAAAAGAAATACTATGTGTCTAAGATGATATATGCAATTAATACTCTTATTCAAAAATCTGTATATATTAACCTTGAGGCAAATCTTGAATCCAAGAATCAATCTATTAATAGTATAAATAACATTGTTAATATATTAATCGGAAGAAAAGGCGAACATATATATCCTAATGCTTATTGCGCCATAAATTCGGTTAATGATCTTTTGGATGTAGCATATACAATCGGTCAGGCGCATAGAAAGTGTTCTGTAATCAAAAATAGCTGCAACTTTTCTATTACTGCTGAAGGGCGTAGCGCATCAATATATGATTTATGCTCGATTATTTCTGCATTGAAAGATCGTGACATCTATGATCAAAATGCATTAGTACAACATGATGATTACTATAAATATAATCATGGAATCTATAAAAATTCATATAGCAATACGATCAAGAATGAAATTATATCAGCAAATTCCATGTTAACTACCGCAATCAAATCGCAATATCAGTTAGACTCCATATCAGAATTTGAATGTTTAGCAAATATCAAAATCAAGGAGTTACAAGAATATAATAATAAGCAAAACAAAATTAAGAGCTTATTAAACAAGTGGTGCGATAGTATCAAATCATTCAATAGTAAAATGGCTAGCGACTTGTTTGATATCATTATGAAAAACGTAAATGTCGTATCAATTACATGTTTACAGTCCGCAAGCAAAACATTCAAAGAAAAATACAAAGATATAACTTTCGACACTGTGGTGATAGATGAAGTAAGTAAATCTATACCACCAGAATTAATATTACCAAGCACACTTGGAAAATCGTTGGTGTTGATTGGAGATCATAAACAGTTGCCTCCCATGATCGATAATCAATCGCTTGATGAAATAAATGAAGACTTTAAGGACTCCTTAAAAGAAAGCGTATTTAAGATATTATTTGAGAATATCGAATCAACTCATAAAATTATGCTTAACGTCCAGTATAGAATGCACAGTCAAATTATGAACGTTATTAATTGTTTCTATGATAATGCATTGCTATGTGGATTAAGCAAGGATGAAGAAGAGACAAAAAAGAATCATTGCATTAATGGAACCTTTATTACAATGAATAATCATGTCATTTGGTTTGATATACCGAATAAGAATAGATATTTTGAAGGCAAGGACGGAACGAGTACATATAATATATCCGAGATCTCTGCGATTAAATCAATACTTGCAGAAATCAACGATAATCTGACAATTGATAAAACAAATGTCTCTATTATTTCATTCTATGGAGCGCAAATAAAACGAATTAAGGAATCTATTAATATAAAAGAGTTTCCAAAGCTCAATATCAAAATATCTACAGTTGATAGATTTCAGGGTGCTGAAAGTGAGATAGTTATCGTCAGCACGGTAAGAAACAATTCATATGGAGATATAGGCTTTGCAAAATCATTCGAAAGAATTAATGTAGCATTTTCAAGGGCTCAGAAATTATTAATCATAGTTGGAAGCTCTGAAATGCTTACTACTTGCAAAAATTCTGCAAGTAACGCAGTATATCAGAAGATATACAGCACAATTCAGTCGTATAATGGAATAGTTCCAGTAGAGGTATTGAAGACATACTATGAAGTACACAATTGAAAAATTAGCGAATGAACTATCAATACCTTCATCAGAACTTGCAAAATTCTGTAATGAATGTTCAATAACTGGAATCAAAAAAACTTCTGAAATTTCTCAAGAATTGTATGAGAAAATCAGAAGCTTATATAGTAGTAAATCAATTAAGGCAAGAAGACCTTCCAAAAAAATATCCGAATTTCCATTTGGCGATGGGAAGATATTAACAAATATAAGCTATCCAACTGCCAACAATAATTATAGAGATCAGCTTCTTGGTGTGCTCAATCAATATTGCCAGTGTTATGGATATGAAATTATATGGTGCGACTTTGTATCATTAAATATACCGAAATATCAGATTTTAGGGCAAAAAGAAATCCTTGAGCCATTTAATATGGTAGAGAAAACGATATTCGATCTTATTGATGCAAGAGTTATCGATCCTGTTAATGTGGATTCAATATCTAATTTTTTAGAACTGAATAAACTTATAGTTAAATACTATGTCGATGGATTTTTAGCTAGTGGTATGCTCACTGATCTTTTATATACTGGCAGTTTAAGCTTTTCTCCTTCCGGGTTACGCGCATATAAAAATGGTTATAAGCTACATACGATCGATCCAATTAACATAAATATATATTGCTTCAACAATCATTATTATTTGTTAGATAGCAATATATATAATGCACCTACAGAGTTTAGATCCATTGACATAAGTGATACATCTTTACAGGATAACAGTACAGACGATATTATAACTCTATTAAAGCAAGAAAAAATATTTGACCAATATAATTATAGTATTAATACAATTAAGGCAAATGGTACATTGTCAATGCCATATTGTATTATATATCTATATGACTTTTTATCTGATACTCCATCACAAATTGTCTATGATATTTATAATGGCACTTTAATTTCGGAAAAAGATTTTGCAGCAACTGCAATATCAAATGCGGCAGTTTTAAATGACCTTAAATATCTTAATAGAATAGAAAGTGTTAGGACTCTCATTCAAGCTGAAAAGCTTAAGCCGTCATTAATAGACGCATACGAAATTATTAGAGAAAATAAAGATAATTCCACTAATATAGAGCGATATTACGACTCTGTTATTATACGCAAAAAGTTTTTGGATTGCTTTAAAAATGCAAGTCAATCAGTTATAATTCAATGCCCCTGGATAAAGGGTGGAGCAATTGATGAAAGATTTCTAGATGCAGTACAAGAAGCAGTTAATCGGAAGGTCATCGTCTTTATTCAGTACGGAATTGATTCTAGTATTCAAAATGAAACATCAAGTGATTTTTCAATTGATATGCTAAAATCAATAACAGATAAAGATGGAATACATCGAGTATTTGTGATATGGCTTGGTAATAATCACACTAAAGAAGTGATAGTTGATAAGAAAATAGACCTTTTTGGTTCTTTTAACTTTTTATCTTTCAATCCCAATATTGCGTATTATGGCAATAGTATAATACGTGAAGAGGGAATGGAAATTATCACTGATGCAAAAATAACCAACCAAGCATGGCAAAAATACACAGCAAATCTTGAAAACTATTTTTTGTCAAATCTCAGTAGTACTACTTTGTGTGATGCATGTGCCTTATATTCATTAACGCAAACTGCAAAATTGACTTCAGCGATTACAAATTTCGCTAAATTTTGTTCAATTGATGACTTTGAAAATTTAACAAGATACTGCGTTAAATATAACCTAAATAACCAAGGATTATTTACTGCTATACTTAACAGAATTGATTCTGACAAATATGATATTTCGATCTTATGTGCAGATTTTATTCTTAAGTGCTCAGAATTCAGCATATATAAGCCAATTATCATCAAATCAAAAAGATTGAAAGATATCGTAGCGAGAAAAAAGAATTCGTAAGCAAGAACATATTAAATACGTAATAATATAGGTGACGAATCTATTATATAGGTTTGTCACCTATATTTTTTATTATCACAATTTAATTATTTTAGAGAGGAAAATAAATTAAATGGCTACTTTAAAAATCAATAATTTAATCGAAATTAAGGGCAAGGTATCTTTTTCACATTCAATAAGTCCAAGTGAAACAGATGATAAACAATGGATAGATGATGGTATTATTGGGACACTTGTAACGCATCAGTATATTGATGATATCAATTCCATAGAATCAGACAGGTATCTATTAACTGATTGCACTGTATATAAAGAATCATTTGGCAGCGATGACTTTGATATTGTATATAATTTTATAGCTGAGTCATGTACTGTTAAGGATGATCCTGTAGATCAAGATAAGGTAAAAGAGATAGAAAATAAGAAGTACGAATATGAGGCTTCTGACATATATCTCTATGGGTTATCTAATTCAAACTAAGGCTGAAACATGACAAAGAATAAAATAAATACTGATGCATCAGATACGCCATATATTAATAATGACAATCCTGATTTATTAATGGATATGATTGCGCCAGATACTCTTGAGGATTCTGAAGAAGCCGACAAGAAACAAAGAGCTATTGCACGCAGAGAAAAACTTGAAACTGCTATCAATACTCAAAAGAATATCTGGGGATATAGCAGTCTTGGTATAGAAGCCAATAAGGCCGCCATGACAATGCTTAGTACTAAAACTGGTATGTATAGCCGGATACCATTAGTATGTAAAGGTCAGCATTGTCCATATATAGATACATGTAAATTGAATCAATATGACTTACTGCCTATCGGAGAATATTGTCCATTAGAAACTGCTCAAATCGAAATCAGCATGAATAAATATGTTACTGAATTCGATATATCTGAAGATGATTTCACTGATCAGAATATTCTGAAGGAGATTGTAAATCTTGAGATTATGATGGAACGATGTAAATCTCTTATGTCCAAAGAGCAGAATCCTGTTATAGACGTTATTACGAATATTACAGAAACAGGTGATGAGTTTTATCATCCAGAAGTAAGTAAGGCATTTGAAGTATATGAGCGCTGTCAAAAGCAACACTCTTCCCTTCTTAGTCTTATGAATGCTACTCGCAAGGATAAAGCCGCTTCATCTGCTGTCGGTTCTGGTAGCTCGATTTCTGACATTATGGATGTAATTAAAAACATAGACAGTAATGGCGGGTTTGTTGATCCAATGAAAGATCATAAAAATAATACTACATATGTTTATTGTGATAAGACAGATGAGGATTTCAAAGAGCCATCAAATCAAGAAAAATAAATAAGTCTTATATAAATGAGGTGTTATATATAAATGAAAGGCGCTACAGAAGCACTTGGTCATTTACTCAGTAATGAGGCTATAAATAAAATAAATAAATTTGAGCCAACAAAGGGTATTATAGATATCTTCGACAATATTGCTTCAAAAGCAGATGGAGAAGGTGTTGTTGATGCAATCCTTCGTGCCCAACATAAAGGCAACTCTAAAGATAACCCATTAAGTGTTGGACGTATAGCTGGTTCTGTTATAGGAGCATCAGCAGCATTCAGAGTTGCTTCAGGTGGAGGTGTCTATAAAGATAAGAATGGAAATACTAATGTTATAGGCATTCCATTCGTTTAATATCTTTATAATGTTATTATGAAACCATTATTTCCTAAACAAAACAAGAAAAAGAAACGTGAGACTGTTAAACAGGCTCGTAAAAAAGAAATTAAGTTTCTTGATGTCATGATAATCTGTATTCTAATATTTTTGCTTATATTTATTGCTGTGACTACATATATGTCTTATAAGACTATGTATGAGCCTACAACACTTATAGCATCTGTATTTGCCTTTTGTGGTCTTGAATATGGTTTAATGTCAAGTATCACAAAACGTAAGATGGTGTTAAAAGACAGAGATTATGGCATTAAAAAGAATGAAAATAATAATACTCCAATAGAGATTCCTCCTACCATTGATGAAAGCTTATTGAATCAATCTATAGTTGATGACAATAATAATAGCAATGAGGTTCAATAATGGCAGATGAGAAAAAGGTTAATGGCGGTATAAACAATCCATTTGCTGGCAATAGAATGCCAGTTATCTCATCCATAACAGATTTTGCTGGTAACTTAAAGCCAGGATTCATGGCTGGATTTACTGGATCCAGTATGTATACAGATAAAAATGGTATTGAAAGATCTCGTTTTTCAAGATCATATGGCGGACTAAGAGGTACTGTATTTAATGCCAGTATTGATAAAGAAACTGGTTCTACTAAATGGAGTCCTCAATTTTCTGTTGGTGGTACATTATCTGCTGGATATGGCGCAGTTGGTGGAGCAATAAGCGGCGCAGCAATTGGAGCAATTTCAAGTAACTTTCTTGAAGGTGGTAATATGATTCAAAATGCTGCTGCCGGAGCTGCTATAGGTGGCGCTGCTATAGCTGCTGCGCCATTTGCTCTTGGTATGACTGCTAAAGCCGCTGTTAAAACATTGCAAAACTCTGATAAAATATTTGCTGGCATAGGAACTGGCGCTGCTAAAGTTGCTGGTACAATAGGAATGACAGTAAAAGGCGCAGTTTCCAATACAGCACGAGCTGCTATGATTGGAAATCTTGAAGGTAAGGTAGCTGGCAATATAGCGAAAGACGTTTTGAATCCACTAGATAGACATGGCAAAGCACTATTAAATGTAGCTGGTAAAATGATTAAAAAGAATCCTGGTAATAATGCCGATGGTATTATATCTGATTACAGTCTGTCTGGATTTGGCAAAGCTATGGTTATTGGTGGATCTCTTGTAAAAGGTGCCAAAGATGCATTCAATACTTATATGAATAGTAAAGTCGGTCAAAGAGATGGTTATATAAGTTCTATGACTCCACAGATCAGGCTTGCAGATAACGCTGGTGCAACTGGAGATCTTGTTTTTGCACTTAATAATAATAGGAGAGGATGATAATACAATTTGTCTGTAATTGGTAAGATAATTAAAAATGAAAAATTAAATATCGGAGACTTAGCTGGTATCGGTCTTAATATTGGATTTGGTATAGCAGATTATAAAGAAAATCGTCAGCAAGGCAAGAGTAAGGGAATGGCTGTTGCCGGAGCAGTCGGAGAATTTGCTATCGGTGAAATGCTTGGTGGCGGAGCTATGTTTGCTATCAACGCATTACAAACTGTTCCCACACTTGCTGTATCAGCTGCTACTGGATTAAGTCAAATGAGTAGACAACAGGCAAGAAATAGATATGGATCAAGTATGCCATTTTATAATGCTACTTTTAGCGATACACAGCAAGCATATACAATGAGACAGGCTGGAATGCAATTAGCTGAAAGATCTAAATATAATTTACAGCAGTCTTTAATGGGGAATGAAGCAGCAATGCTTCATATGTGATTAATAATGACATTAAAAAACTTATTTTCCATTATTAGACAAGCAGATAATGATACTATTTTAGAAACTGCAAAAAAAATTGGATGCTCTTCAAATAACGTTAAAATCGGCAAAGCTGCTAAAAATTTTATGCTACATAAAGATAATTTAACGGCTGTTCCATCATTTACAGATCATGGTCGTGCCGTTGGTAAGGCAAGAAGTGCAAAAATAGCACTGCAAGGTCATAAAACTATAAATCGTGGACAACATATTACACGCCAACAAGTGTATCACATGTATTCTAATAATAGACATGCTGGCATGCTTGAAGATGCTTATAATACATTCAATGATTTTGGCCGAAATGCAAATCCTGCTAATAAGCGCTCGTTGCAAAAAATGGCAAGATCAAAAGAAGATATACAAAATATATTGGAGTCTGAATCCACTAAACATAGCATAAATGATTTAGCAGCAAAACATCAAAAATATACAATGCAAAAACAATCTGGCAAAAAAACTGCTGAAACAATTGGTAAGTCATTATTAGATAAAGCTGCTGATATGAAAATACCACAAATAGCATTAGGTGTTGGCGTAACAGCTTGGCTTGTAAATAAACTCTCTGATTCCAGAGGGCAACAATCTAATGGTCAATTGTATGGACAAGGATATTAATATATGGCGAATAATATTCAATTAAGCAAGCAAGATGCTGAGAGACTAAAGACTATATTAAGCGATCCTGTAATGTGGGCTCAGGTCTTTGTTGTTACATATGACTCTTCTCTAAAAAAATATACACCTTGGACAGCAAGATGGTATCAAGCAGAAATGCTTAGAGATAATTCTCTTAAAAAAGTTGCACGTTGTGGAAGACGAACGGGTAAAGTTTTGCCCATATGCCCCGAAGTGCTGGAAGTTGCTTAAGCCTGATATACTCTGAATTATTATAATTCAAGTAATAATTATCAGGATTGCTTAATCAGCAGCGAAGCATTAGTTTGCATAAAACTAATGTGTGCTCAGAGACTACCTACAAAGTAGGCATATATAGTAGAGATATTATATATGGGCGAGGCACTTTTATATTTTATAGAAAGTATTGAAAAGTATCTGTATCTTAATATAATCATATACGAGGTACATATAATAATGAAATTTAGTATTATTCGTGATCTTAAAGATGAAAACTATGCCGTAAAAATCACGCTTGATTCTTTTGGTTCTGAAGATATGTCTAAAGAAGCAGAGTTAAAACTGCTTGACGACCATGGTCCTGCGGAAGTCAATATTGGCGGTAAATTCGTAGGTAAATGGTCTGATGGCGAAGTTAAACTTGGCGAACCATTACCTGAGGAAACAGAAGCAGTTAAGCTTGATTTTGTCCGCAATTATGAAACCGTAACTATTGATGAAGGCTTTGCTGTTACCTATGAAATCAAAGCAGATTCAATTATTATGACAGACAAACTCACTGAAGCATTTGGTAAAAAGAATAAGGTTGCAGAAGCTAAGGCTGAACTGTTTGTCGCAGTTATGAAGCAGCGTCTTACTAATGCTATAACAGCTTGGAAAGAGCTTGCAACTGACTTTGATACGCAGAATCCTGAAGAGTTTGTTATCTAAAATATATAGGTCAATTAAAATAAGAAAGGTTACTATATAAATGCAACTCAAATTCAATAAAACTATAAGAAAAAATATTGTAACCGTTGATTTAGAGGCAATCAAATTTACTCCTAGAGAAATGGAAGCATTTTTCAGATTTGGAGAGCCTGTTATCTCTGTAGAAAAGATGTATCCATTAAATGATGAGAATGCGTCCTTCCCTGTTAAGTTTTCTAAGAGATTGCGTCCTTCATTCAGACTCAGAGTTAAATTTGATGGCACACACGATGTTGAAGCAGCATGTTTAGCGGCAGAAAGTTTTTACGAAGATATTGTTGAGATTATTCAGGATACTCTTTATGATATCACGGATAAGCTTGATGACTCGCTTACATATGACCTTGGTCGTGGTGTAGAAATAATCAGATCTGGAGAGGAAACACTTCCTCAGCAACCTACTAATCCTCCAATGGGATGTGTTCGTCCTCCATATAAACCAGACTTTAAGCCTGATTATAAACCAGACTTTAATCCTGGCGATCATGTTTGCCCTCCTAAACCATCGGTTCGTCCACCTAAGCCGGGAAATTGCAACTGTGCAGATGATTCTATGGTTATCTGGACAGATGGCGATAGCGTCCACATTTAACATATAAATATAATTTTTTGATGCATCAATACTTTTCAATACTTATTTAGTTTTTATAGAATATAAAAGAAGATATAGTCCGAACATTCAGGGAAAGCCTGAAGAGATAGGCAGAAATGACCTATCCTCAATATAAAGATAAAAAATTATATTGAAGTAACAAACTGAAAACTGAAACAATGTGTATAGATATGTTGCATAATGTATGTACTAAACCAAACTTTGTATGTCTTGTTGCAACACCGTATGAAAACCAAATTCGATTAATTTTTACCAGATTAAAAGAATTAGTCGACTGTTCTCCTAAAATAAAGGCATCAGTTATTAAGTGCACACAGAGTCCATATAATATGACACTTAATAATAACTCACGTATACTCGGATTTACTACTGGAGCTGCAAGTAACTCTGGTGCAGCTTCTCTTCGTGGTCAGAAGTGCGATGCTTTATATCTTGACGAGATGGATTATATGGGGGACTCGGATTTTGACACTATAGCAACTATAGCAGCAGAGCGTCCCGATATTACAATGTTCATCTCCTCTACGCCTACTGGTGCAAGAAAGAAGTTCTATGAATGTTGTACCAATAAAGATCTCGGATATAAAGAATTTCATTTCCCTTCTTCATGTAACCCTAACTGGGGTCCGGAGATGGAAGCAGAATTCAGATCTCAGCTTTCTGATCAGGGATATATACATGAGATTGAAGCAGAATTTGGTACTGAGGAAGCAGGCGTCTTTAATAAGGATAATATAGATTTGGCAAGACAAATGGATTATTATGCTTATAATAAACTTGATATGCTTCAAGAATCTCAGTGTCAAAAAGAAAACTGTTATCCTACTATGCTTCTATATGATGAAGAGCATCCAGCTCCATTTAACTTATATAGAACAGTAGGAATTGACCTTGATAAATATCAGGCATCATCGTCTATAGTTGTTACAGAATATGTGCCTGAACTTCAATTATTCAGAGTTCTTAAAAGAGTTGAACTTCCAAAGGCTGAATACTCTTATGATACTGCTTTTAATGCAGTGCTAAGTATAAATCAAATATATAATCCAGCATGGATATATTGTGATCGTGGATCTGAAGAGTACTTTATTGAAAAGCTTCATATCTATGGCAAAGAACATCCAGAGACTGGTCTACATAATAAAGTTAAGGGTTGGCAATTTGCAAATGTCATTGAAGTAGAGGATCCTGTTACTCATGAAGTACAGAAGAAACCAATGAAATCATTTATGGTCAACCAGCTAACTATAGCATTTGATAGACATAGACTTATGCTGTCTCCATTCGATGATCTTATATATAGTCAACTTATTGCTTACACTGTTGAACGTATAGGTAAGAATGGACAGCCGGTTTTCACTTCTACTAACGAACATTTTGTTGACGCGTTAGGTTTATCATATCTTGCTTTTGTACTTGAATTCGGTGCATTAGTAAATACGATAAAAGAAGTTGAAAGATCGCATAAAGTAAACATTCTTTCAAAAACTCAAAGTGGTACAGCTCGCCAGATTAATGAAATGTTCGAATCCGTTAAATCTCCATTTGCCTCTGGTGCCAGAATAAATAAAGATGACGACGATGATCTACCTGGCGACAAACCCCCGAATTATCAAGTCTATAAAGGATTCGGTACAAAAATAAATAAAAATTCATATGGCTCTTGGGGATCCAGAAATGTTTACAGATCTCGTAATACTGAAAGAACCATATGGTAATATAATTTTGTAAATAAGAGTATTTATATTCTCCGAACTTTTATTTATATATAATGGATAGTATGTTAGTTTTCCTCTCCTAACGTGCTATCCTATTTTTATTATATGAGGAATCCATGAGCAACGATCAAGACAAACTCAAAATAACATATAGACCTGATCTGGATTATAAAAAGAATTACAATACCATAGGTTCTTCTAAGAATGATATCAATTCTGATAATTCCGACAATACAACAGATTCTTCATTCTCCAATAATACTATAAAAATTGAAGATATCAGAAATCATATATCTGATATTAATCGCTTTATTATATATTTGCCAACGGAAGTATCTACTATAGTTTTTGATTTGAATATGAGTATCAAACAAACTTTGCCATATATAAAAGACATTGATAAGTCCAGGCAGAACACTGATAGCGATAACAATAGTAATAATAATGGCAATAATAATCCAGATAACAGTAATAATGATAATGATAGCATAAATAACAATACTAAGTCCAATATGTCCAATGGAAAAATAATTAATCTGCCATCATCGTCTTTAGATTCAGATGTTATTTATGCTCCTAAAAAGATTGATGCGAAGAAGTCTAATACACTTATAGATGCCTTTGATTATATTGTATTATCAATATATGATGATTATTTGTCAAGCCTAAAGAATGGCATTACAACATACCAGATAAATATGACTCTTGCCAATAACATGAGTGATACCAATGAATTGAATGCAGAGTATAACACAAATACAGCAGATATAGAATTAAACAAAAAACATCTTTCTGATAATATTATAAGATCAGAATATATATATAACCAGAAAGTAAGACTACTTCAGAAGATGTTTACGTTTAAGAATGCTATATCCCATTTTAAATCCGTATATTCCGCAAAACAATTTTGTGATAGATATGATTCTGAAAGTCCCATTCGTAATGATAACAATCGCAAAGATAAATTTATAAGAGATACATGGCTCGCAACAAAAAACGCTTACTATAATAAATATAGTAATAGCATTTCAAATATGTATAAATACTATGATTCTTGTGCTGATTTAATATCAGATTGTCTCAATATAAAGGCACAATCTTATACTTCAAGAATCATATTAAATAAATAAAATATAGCTATAAAAAGAGAGGAATAAATTTATGGCTGAAACGATTACAACTATAACACCATTAAACGATAATATCATTCTTGAAGTTAAAAGAGTTGAGCCAGTATCATCTCTAAATGGTATATGGATCATCAATAAAGATGTAAAACAAGATACTAATATCGCCAAGGTAATCGCTGTCGGAGAAGGTAGATTACTTAATGATGGCACTATAGTTAAACCTAAGGTAAAGGTTGGAGACACAGTACTTTATAATGATTTGACTAGTACTATTATAAGTCTTGATGAAGGTAAGTCTGATGATTATATCATAGTCAAAGAAAATAATATACTGTGCACAATAACAGAATAATTAATGGCTAAAAACAACAATAGTTTAATACATAGAATTGTTGCAGCATTTAAGCCAGTACCACAAGAAACTGAAATCAAAAATATAACAGAAGCCAATAGCAAAAATAGTTCACGCAAGGCTTATGTTACCACTACAAAAAATACAAAATTCTTATCTACACTTATAGGTGCAATAAAACTCCAGATTGATCAAAGAGCTAATATTATAAGTGCCAATACAGAATTTAATCTTGATGATATATATAATGCTTCTTTATCAGATTCATACGTAAAGATGGCATTATCTAAATATCAAAGCCTTGTTTATAAGGCTGGATATCAATTAAAATCAGAAAATGATGCAGCTGTTGAATACTTGAATAAAAGATTCAAAGTTTTCAGTTTAGTTACTGGAAAGCCAATGGATATTTTATTTCAAGAAGTCAGTGATGATCTTGTTATGTATTCAAATGCATTTATAGTAAAGAAACGTTCTGATAGTATTGAATTCCCTGGACTTAAGGCTAGTGGTATTTTTGATCAACGTGCTGTAGCAGGATATTTTAGAATAGATCCACGTGATATGTATATGCAATTAAATGAACATGGATCTATCAAAAGATATATATTAAGGAAAAACGGAGCAGAGCAATATTTTGCTCCTACTGATGTTATCCATATTTATATGGATAGAGATGCTGACAATAAATTTGGTACGCCAAGATATATAGCTGCACTTGAAGATGTTAAGCTATTAAGACGTATCGAAGGTAATGTCATGGCATTGATATATAGATTTACAATGCCAATCTATCATTGGAAAGTTGGTCTTGAAGATCAGGGGCGTGGTGCCACTGATAACGAGGTCGATGAACTCACAGCAAAGATTGCTGGAATGGATATAGATGGATGCATCGTTACAAATGAAAGAACCAATGTAAATACGATTGGCGCAGAAGGTACTGCACTCGATGCTACAGGATATCTTTCATATTTTGAAAAAAGAGTCTTCTCTGCCCTTGGCGTATCTGAATCCCAGATGGGTAGAGGTGGCGCTAAACAAGATGCTGATTCAATGGAATCACAGATGCATGACGAAATCAAGCATATTCAAAGACATTTAAGAATCTTTATAGAGAATTATATGCTTATAGAACTACTGCTTGAGGGTGGATTCGATCCTATATCTAATCCTGATGATTATGTATCTTATGTATTTAACGAAATCTCTCTTGATACGAAGATTAAGCTTGAGAATCATGAACTTGCTAAATTCCAAGGCAATGTAATCACATTTGAGGAAGTGCGTCATGAGTTAGGTAAGCATGCTGATGATGCTGATCTTAATGGTCTGTATAATAATATGATTACAAATGATTCTGCTATTAAACAGATTAATGCAAAAGCTAATGGCGAAATTAAAGTAGCTAAAGCCACTGCACAATTAGATAATAATACAGAATCTAATACCTCTTCTTCAGCAACAGGTATTAAAGGCAATGGGGCTCAAAAGTCTTCTAAAACTGGTGCAAATGGAACTATAAAGTCTATTAATACTCCATCTAATCAACATGGCACAACTTCTGTAAAAGTTAAACAGTCCGAATCATTAGATGAAGATGAATCAGAAAGTCCATTAGATAAGATGATCAACGATTATAGCAATATATCTGATTTATATCAAAATATAAAAGAGGACGCAGTAATAAATAAATCAGATTTTCCATTTACATTAACAGTTGCATTCGGAAAATTAGCGAATGATTTTAAAGCCGAATTATATAAAAAATATATAGCAGGTCAGGAGCAATTAATAGCAGATTATAATAAAAAACATAAAACGCACATTGATACTCCTATATTAAATAATCATAAAATGAATTCGTTATTAGCTGACCTTGCTGATACGAATATAAAAACTATAAAGAATGATATTCTGGAAAGTCTCAATAGTATAGATATAACAGAATCAGATAATATAGAATCTATATTTAATAAAAATAAGAATCGTATTTTTTATGCCATGTCTTATTTAGGAGACAAAGCATATTGGAATGGATATGTAGATTCAGCTAATGAATTTAATATCAAAAATATCAATGTCAAGTTTAACAAAGACAGCGCAGACGCTAAATCTCACCCAAATAAAATAAATCCATCTGATTATAACTTAAATGACATTCCATCATATCATGCTTTTTGCAAATGCAAGTTATCAATATAATTAAAAGGTCAATATAAAACATGTCTATCGAATTAATTGAACAAATAGATTTGACAGAAAAGAAAGCGAATAAAGCAATCATAAAAGTTGATCCAAAATCAATTATGGTAGATATCGAGGGCGCACACTCAAATGTGTTAACTGGTAATTATACTCAGTATACACCAGAAGGTTTAATTGCAAGTATACCGTCATGGACAGATCCATATGAGAAACCATGTATCATGTATCATAATGAAGAAGATGGTAAAATTATTGGACGTATTAAGGCGGTTACTTGTAAGCAAACCGATACGCGCTCAGATACTCCTGCTTTACTATTCACGGTAAATGTTCCAGATGAAGAAGCAAAGCAACAGATTGAAGATGGCAGACTATCCACAGTTTCTATTGGCATAAACGCAACTGATGTAAGGTGTTCTATATGCGGACAAAATATAGCAGAAGGAAAATGTGGACATAAACGTGGACAACGTTATGACGATAAATTATGTTATTGGGTCGTAAATGAGTTTACAGGTAAGGAATTATCTTACGTAATAACTCCATCAGACCCATATGCCCATAATGTCAAAATATATTCGCCTGATGATAATGTCGAGTTAAAGGAAACACAAGAACAAATGCTTATGAATGAAAATTTAGATACTACTATATCTGATAATTCTGAAAATGTGTTAAATAATGAAACTGCCATAAGTAATAATGACAGTGACAATAACAGTATTGTTAACACTCAAATTACAGAATCAGAAAATAATTCTACTGAGCAATCTACTGTAGAAGCAGATAATACTGATACAAAAGATTCTACTGTTCAGATTGCAGAATCAACAGACTCTACAACGACTTCAGAGACTACAGCTGAGAATCAAACAAATACAACATCTGAAAACATAACAGAAGAAAATCAGCAAGATAATTCTCAATCTAAATCAGACATTCTTATAAATGAAATATTTGCAAGATATGCGAGACTTCTTGAAGATTACACCAGATTACAAAGCAATTATGATTATCTTAGAAGCGATTATGAGAGCACGCGAGCAGAAATGTTAGCGTATAGAAATAAATACAATCTTTTAATCTCTAACGAAATCAATAATTATAGAGTTCGTAATGGACAGCAAATGTTAGAATCTGAAGAACTTTCAAAGAGATCTACTGAATCACTTGAAAATACATTAAATGATTTAAAGAGCGATAATGTTAAGATTGCAGAATCTGAAAATAAGAATAAAGATTCTGATAAAGAAAAAGAATCTGCGCAGTCTATTACTGAATCACTACAAGTGGTTGATAGTCCTGTAAATATTGTAAAAGATGATTCTGATGATTGTAATAAGAGTGAATCAAATCAATCTACCAAGATCGATATCAGAGAGAAATTTGACAATCTTGGAAACATTTTATTTAAATATTAATTAAGGAGTAAATTCTTAAAATGGCAATTTATCCAAAGAACTCTGGTAGCCAGGAAGTTCTTAGTCCTGGTGCACGCGGCGAAGTTTTTCAGGCAAGTCTCCCTGGATATCGTGACGGCGCGGATAGAATTAATCGCACAAATACTACTTTAAATACGGCAGCTCATGATGTTCCTAACATCAAGTATGAGCTTGACCGTCGTCTTCCAGCACTCTTCAAATACGGATTCGCTTACGGTTTCAACCAGATTGTCATTCCTAAGGGAAGAGTAGTTGCTGTTGATCCTTACATGAATACCATCAACACTGAAATGATGGATGGTGTTGTTACTGATGAGAATGGCGTTGGGCACAGAGTTCCAAAGTCTTATAACTCTCTTACTCTTGCTAACGGTGGCTCTCCTGTCAGACTTCGTGAAGATACTGATACTTATCCTGCTGATGCTCAGTATATTGCACCTGATATGCGTGGACAGAAGGTTAATGGCGTAGGCAAGGAATGGATTCCACTCTGTGGTATCGCAGATGCTTATAATGCAGAAACTTCTTCGTATAAGCCATTTGGCAATAAGGGGCCGAAGGAACATCTTACAAGCGCTGGCTATACAATCGGCAAGACTTCTGGCAAGGTAGAGCTTGATGGTGTACCTGTTAATAACGTCCGTCCTGGTAACTTCCCAATTGGCATTATGGCTCGTAATGAATATACCAGAAATGATGATGCATTTAATGGCATGATGCCTGGTGGTGTTCTTACCGATGCTATGGTTGAACTTCCTTGGTTTGGCTTTAAGGATAGAGCAGAACAGAATCCTTGGGGTTCTGCATATGGTGACCTCTTCCCTGGTGCACTTGTTAAGTCTGATGAAAATGGTCGTATTACACTTTCTCCTCTTTCTTTTGTTGAAGAGATTGGTGATCAGTTTGGCGGGTTCAATGTCGAATCTGATATTGAGAGACAGCAGGTGATTGGTCAGGTTTATTCTGTAAACCGTGATCTGCTTCCTGAGGGTGCAGCTCGCTGGGCTACATGGGCTCTCGAAGAGAGACGCAACTTCCGTGATTTCAATCCGGATGAGTACAGAGCAAATAATCGTGATGGCGAAGATAATACTGTAAACTCTGCATATCACACCACTGGTCAGTATCCTGGATATCCTTTCGATAATACGATTACTGAGCATGACCTTCATATGCTTGAGTCTAAGCGTCCATACAACAAGAGAATGGCTGACACTATGCAGTATGACAATCTTGGTATCCCTGGACTTACCGATGGTAAGAATGTTGTCAAGAGAACGTTTGCATGGCAGGATGGCGCAACTGTGAATGAAGATCCTAATGCTGCTACATATAATAAGATCTTTATCCGTGCATCTGAAGTTGATATAGAGAATCTTATGATTAAGATTGATGACGGTGATCCGGTTGCTTGTGCTAAGGATGCTGTTATTAATGCAAAGGCTGCTGATGGTACTCAGGGTACATTCGCAGTTGTTGATTATGTTGATCTTAAACAGGGTCTGATTGTTATCGCAGTTAAGGACACCAATGCTGCAAATGAATATATGGAATCTAAGCTTGCTGCTAATCCTAAGGCATCTGCTGATTTCACTATCAAGATCAAGTTTGACAAGCGCGGCATCTCTGGTGTTCCTACTATGATGGACTGGGATGGATGCATGGGCTCTGTCAAGATTCTTCTTACAAAGTAATTCAGAGAGGATATAAAATATATAAATGAATATCAATGGTTTTTTAAATGACATTAATACCATCAGAGAGAGTATTAATGTTGCTGAACAAAAGGGCGAGACTCCAGAGGTATCTCGCAAGTCTGTTGACCTCATGGAAAAAACCGTTCGCAATATGAACGGAGATTATTCTACTGGTAGAGTTTCTATTCAGGAGGCAATTACAACTACTGACACTGTTAGACTCATCCCTAAGATTATTGAAGGTCAGATGAGAGAAGCTGCTGAGCCTGAGTATCTTGGTACGAACTTCATGCAGCATGTCACTGTTGATACTGGAAATTCTGTTACATATGTTATCCCTGTTGCTGGTGAGATTCACGCTCACGAGGTCGGCGAAGGTACTAGATATAATGAGGACAATGTTGAGTTCAACACTGTTGAGAACGGCCAGCTCGAAGTCCGTGTCAAGAAGGTTGGATGCAGAGTCTCCATTACTGAAGAGGCAATTTCCGATTCTTCTTGGGATATCTTAGGCATTAACACGAGAAAGATGGGTCGTGCAATGGCTCGTTATAAGGAAGAAATGATCTTCCAGAACTTCTCGACTCATGGACATGTTGTCTTTGATAATAACCTCAGATCTCAGAATGAGGCATTTGGTACGACTGGTAGAGGTATCGATGGTGCATTCAATGATACCATGTCTGTTGAGGACTTCCTCGATCTTGTTCTCGTTCTTATGTCCAATGGTTTCAATCCTACTGATGTTATCATGCATCCGCTGACTTGGGTTGTCTTTGCTCGTAACACTATGCTTGGCAACGGTCTGACTTATGGTGCATTCAATGGTCAGTATGTCCATCCGAACAACATGGTTCAGGGCACTCCTGCTGCATTTGGTCTTGCAAACAATGGCGCTGCACAGCCTCTTATTGTTAAGCCTGAGCAGGTTCAGAATCGTCTTCCTATGCCCCTTGCAATCAATCTTACTCCTTATGTTCACTTTGATAAGATCGCTAAGAGATTTGATATGTATTGCATCGATAGAGCAGAGGTTGGTGTCCTTGTTGAGAAGGAAGGACTCACGACTGAGAACTGGACAAATCCTGAGCTTGATATCCGTAACCTGAAGGCTAAGGAGCGTTATGGTGTTGGTATTCTTAATAACGGTAAGGCTATTACTGTTTGCCAGAACCTCGCTGTTGCTGCTACATATCCTACTCCTCCGGTTGTTAAGATTCAGAATGAGCCTATTGGCGGTTAAAATAAATAATAGCCATCTTAAAGAGTCACGCTAATATAGATTAAAAAAATGACCATAGACCTATTATTATAATATGGTCTATGGTCATTATATTTTTATTCAAACAATTTTATTTGAGAGGAATTTAATTTAAATGAAAGAAATTGCAACAGTGAAGCTTGCTCCAGGCAATGTAGCCTTTTATGATGAGCTTACTAAGATTCATCTGACGCTTAGTAACCCTTATGCTAAGATCTATGAAGGTATGAATCTCAAACGCATTAAGGCATCTGTAAAATATGGCACCCTTCGTGTCGTTGTCGGTTCTCTTGTTACTGATACGGTTACCGAAGTTCCGGTTAAAACTATCCATGATCCTATAGAGCCAAAACAGACAACTGTGCCTGAAGTTAAGATTCAGAATATAGAGACCAAGCCTGCTGTAGAAGAGACAGAGTCTAAAGAAGATATCATCGCTCCAGTTATTGAAGACCCAAAGGCTGACGATGCTACAGTAGAAGACATCGTTGCAGAAACTGTTCCAGCTGTTGAAACTCCAAAAAGCGAAGCTGAATCAGAAACTGAATCCGAATCAGATATTAACCAAGAACAACCTGAAAAAGAAGCACCGAAGCCTAAGCGTGGGCGCAAAAAAGCAGCTGCTACTACAGAAACTGTTGAATCTACTGATAATACAGAGGCATAATACATGGCTTGTAAAACAAAAACCAAAACCAAAACTACTAAACCAAAGAGTAGTGGTAAAGGTAAGTGTAAGTAATTATTTTTAGAAAGGTATAACAACTGATGTATAGAGAATTTAATTTTACATCAATAGATACTGATGCAAAAAATAAAAACATAACAGTTGTTATGACGGCTGCAATTGATGAATCTACTGTTCATGGAGACAACATCCAATTGCTTGATTGTACAACCAATCATTTTGTTTTAATAAATTACGAAGTTGATATAGAGAAGCTAATTATAACTCTTCCTGATTATCCATTGCCTAACAGTAGATATTCACTGGTTATAAAAGGAATCAAAGACATAACTGGTAATGCACTTTTAAGAGGTATCAATTATATTGTTGAATTTACAAGCGCAATTAAAACAGAAGCCAAATTTATTAAACCAGCTTTTTCAGAAGAAGTAACAGATGATCTTGTATTTAGTTTACAAGAGTATGTCCCCGAGAAAGATGTTCCACATAAAGATGATATAAAATTCTACAATTCATTTTTAATTGAAGTATCTCTTGATAACCTATTTAATAATATTATCTTTCGTACAGAATTAATTGATCGCAATAGTATGACTGTAATGGATCTTCAGAACGGTCAATATTATGCAAGAGCAAGGGTACAAAATAATAATGAGTATGGTATCTGGGGTCCAATAATCACTTTTGTACTAAATAAGCAAGAAAAAGAAGAACCAGATGAGCCCATCTTCTATAAACCATTAACAATTGTCTCTGTACCTAAAGACGGTGATGATGCATCTTCTTTCTATATTGAGATGAGTGAAGAAGCTGATGAAGATACTCTTGATTCTATCAAGGTATATAGGAGGATGCTATAATGCTTGAACCAGTTGAATGTACTATACGAACAATTGATAATTATATAGAGATTACTCCTACTGATGGTATTAAAGATAATAATATCTATGAGATAAAAATAGGTCATTTAAAAGCGGCTCATGGCCAATCAGAACTAAGCAATCAGAAGATTCTTGTTTATACTAAAATAACCCCATCGTATGGCACAATAGAAGGAGTCAGAGCACTACTTCATAATTGTGACCTACCTGATTCTGTTATTTTATATAATATACGAGATGCATCAAGGTTCGTTGAATATGTAACCAAGAAGAAATATAGTGAGAACGATGTGCCATTTAATGTATTTCAATTCGTTAAATATAAGGCAGCATATGATTCTCTGATAAGTTTCTGTGTTAATGGAATCACATCAGGTACAGATAAAGGTACTATGGGTGATGTTTCTTACGAGAATTCTTTTTCTGTAGGCGACCTGACTGATCTTCTTAAATTTCTTAAGGCAGAAGCAGATAAATGGTATGATGCATTATTCGATGCAATGTATACTGGTCCTGCTCATCCGAAGATAACTGTGAAAGCTAGTTATATTCTTCATACAGACATACGAAATGATAATCCACCTCGTAGATCTTATATGTTTACCTGAGGTGATTAAAGCATGACATACCATGATTCATTTCAACATGTTATAAAAAGATATTCCAGAAAACTTATGCTAATTAAGTTAGATAAGAATGTAAGGTGTAAATGCCATTTGCCTGGGTCTAATGATCCAGATCCTGCTTGTCCAAAATGTTTAGGCACAGGATATAGGATTAAAATCTATGAAATAAATGGCGCACCACAAACTTCTACTAACCCAACAACATTCAGACAAACAAATCAGATTGCTATTATAACATATTTCTATTTATTAGATGATGTTGTAATAGACAGAGACGATTTGATAGTGTATGATAATCAGGCATTTATAGTTGAAAACACTGCTCGTAATGTTGGTTTCAACGCAAGATTCTGTTATACTAAGGCTGCCGGTATTCCTAAACGATTAGATAATAATATATTCTGGATTAATTACCATAATATTATAGGATCATAATAATATATGTTAGAGTATAAAGATGAGTCTATACTTGTAATTGGCGAAGGAACAACCAATTATAAAGTAAATGTTATCAATGAGATAAAGACTTTAAAAGAAATCGAAAAATACGGTCTTGATTCTCAATTATATGAAGCATATGATTGTGCATCCGTATTTAAAGCAACTACTCACTTTTATGTATTAAATATGAGATATGATACTGATTATCCAGAAATCATAGAATCATTAATACAAAGTGATTTCACATATATAGTTCCAATTAATATAAGACTGTCAGACAAGATTTACGTTGAATCTGAAAATAGAAAGATTCCATATGCTGAATACTTGTTAAATAATATAAAAGATTCAAACTTATCTACAATCATTATGACTGACAACCATGCTTCCCTATATAATGATATAGACCAATATATAAATGATATGGAGGCGAAGATTAATCTATTCAAAGATTTATCTATTGGTATAAATACATATGGGCGTAACCTTATTTTTATTGCCAATAACTTAGCCGACTATAGCTTTGGTAATGTAGTTGCAGCCTGCATGCTAAAATCCTCTCCATATAAAGATTATCCGTTACAGAGTTGTGGTGAAGCAGTATTTGATATAGATAAACACGATGTAAGATCCAAAGAATTTGCATTCTTTAAATATAATATCAAAAGATCTGCCACAATAGAAAATTTCAATAATTTCAGTATATCAAATGATCAGGATAAATATGTACCAATCAACAGAGTTATAAAATATATTCAAAGATATCTTGATTTATCAGAATTCTGCGGCAAGATATATAATGAATATCTGAAAGTTTTAATTATAGATAAACTCGATGTATTATTATCGACACTTGTGAATTATGCAATAACTGATTATAATATTCTGTCTTGTGAATTTGTGAATGACACTCAATCAAAAACCATAATAGTATTGAATGAAATCAGCATCACGCCAATAAATTCAATAGAAAAATATAAATTATATATTGAGGCATAAAATATGTTAAATGATAAAATCAATGACATTAATGATGTCGATGAATTTGAAATTCTGTTGAACAATAAGCGTGAACATGAAAGACATTATATAGAATCAAAAGATAAAGAACAGATTGCCAATAGTACTCCAATGACTGCTGATGCTAACTGTTCTTGCTTTGATTTTATAAAGATGGTTCAACGTATTGTAAGTCTCGATTTAAAAGATTATAATATAGATTTTTCAAGCGACAGACTTGCTTATAAAGCAGATGATATTCAGATTAATTTAGACAGACCAATTATAACATATCAAACTATATCACGAGTTCCTATCAGAGAATTAAAGCCAATGCAAAGATATGATGTCATGGATGACAAAGCAAATCTTATAGGCAATGTATATGCACAACGTTATGAATGCATTATACAGTTTAATATCTTTGCAAGTGTATATAATTTAGCTGAAGAAGTAATGAGTAGTTTTGAAGATATGATGATTAAATATGCTGGATATTTTAAACGCAATGGCGTAGCAGAACTACTTTTTAAAGAAGAAATATCAGATTCTGATTATAATTTATATCGTCAGGTTGTATCCGTAAGAAATATAAGATATAAAGTTCACATTGATAAAATGTATAACAATCTATCTCCTATTATTAATGATGCAATAATAAATGATGTTACAGATGATGCTACAATCAACCATTACGTAGGCAAGCACATTTCGTCTCAAAAAATAAATTAACGTTAATTTTGGAAAAATTGAGGAGGAGCCAATTAATGGCACAAACAACTTCCATTTTCTTTCAGGATGAATTACTCCCTGGTGTATTAACCGAGATCCAGCAGGATTATAATTATGGTTATTATACTACTACTTGGGGCACCACGTCATCAGTACTTGTTTTAGGTACTGCATTTACTGGCCCTCTTAATAAGGTTGTAAAGATTTATAGTCCTGAACACGCACTCTTTGTTTTTGGTAATACATATGATTCTGCTAATCATAAAGAGGCTTCACTTGTTACTGGTATCCAGGATGTATATGATAAAGGATGCAGATCCATTTATGCTTGCCGTATAGCCGGTAAGGATATTTATAAGGATTTCGAGCTTGCTCCAAACCTTGGTTACAAGCTCCGTGTATCTGGTGCATATCCGTCTAATGAGTGCAAGGATATGTATATCAGATTCGTAAATGATGGTATTCACCTTAAACTGATTTATTATAAGCCAGCTGATAGATCCACTATCTATGAGAAGATGAATGGTGTCGTCGATTCTGCTGATTCTATGATTGAAACTGTTCTTGATCTTAGTGGCACTTGGGGTTATACTTCTGAGACTAAGATTTCTGAACTTATCAATCTCTTTAATACATATAGAACCAATAATGTTTTAAGACTCAGTATTGTTAAGGATGGCGTAGATGTTACTTCTACTGATCCTGAGGCTCAGAATCTTCCTATCGCTTCTATCTTCAGCGGTATGTACTTTATAGGCAGAGATAAGAATCTGTGCGATGCATTTACCCTCGTAGATGATAAGCTTGCAGAAACTGATAATCTTTGGAAGAAGCGCACAAATGTCAATACCTTCAGAGTGCTTAAGATAAATACTGATATCAACGCATCGTATCCTATCGCTGGTGAATATGATGCACTCAGAAATATCTTTACTGCTGTTACTACTACTTCAACATTTGACTTTGTTGATAATGTGGCTAATATCGATCTCCTTTATGGTAAGGATGATACTGATTATGAGCAGGTAGATATCTCTGGTTTTGATCTCTATAAGGCTCTTGGTTCAGGTTTTGCTACTACGGCTCATATTGAACTTAAGAATCCTGATATCCAGAATCCTACTGAAAAGGACTATGTAGTTAAGGAAACTGGTGAAGATAATACAAATAGAATTGTAGCTATCTCTGATGGTCTCTATTCTATGCTTCAGAATGTTCCTACCGATTATAGAGTTCTTGCACATTCTTCTGCTATTGAAAGTATGGATACAAAGCTTCCGAGTAAAAAGGAATTCCTTACTAAGGTTGCTGGCGACATTCAGTTTATTAAGACTGATGACGACAAGAAAGCAATTAGAATCACTCCTATAGTTAACGATGATACTGATATCTCTGATACCAATAAGTTTTCGTTTGACCTGTCTATAGTCGCTGATGATACTATTGTTCCTGTAGAGACCAAAGATTGTGCTGCTACTCATACTGCTAAGGCAATTGCAGTTGTAACTGATAATTCTGCTGATAGCATCAAAGGTATCAAAGATGGCGAAACCTTTGCTATCAAGACTGAAGATTCTTATGATATCTTCCTCATGAGAAATGGTACTCAAGTTTCAATTGACGGTATGAAGTCTGTCTTTGATGGTGAGTACTTCTTCGATGTAGAAAATGGTAAGATTCTTAAGGTTACCTATTCAGAAAACCAGACTGCTCCTGCAAAGACATATGCTGTTACTGCTATGGACTATTCTACTTATACTGCTGATTCAATCAGTGATGGCGGCAAAGCAAACTTCCTTGTTTCTCTTGATAATAATACTTTCGTAGCTAAATATGATGAAACATCTAACAAGGCTGACATTATTGGTTCTATTGATCAGGTTCTTACTTCTGATGCTTCTGGTATTTATGTAATCCCTGCTCTTCACAATAGTGGCAATACTCATAAGATTATTATCACTGAGGATTATGCAAGCGCTAATACTTATGAGTCGTTTATGCACGACTTAGAGTCTGCTCTTGGCAAATCTTTTACATTTGAATATGCAGAGAATTTTGAGTCCTATAAAAATGAATATCTTAATAGCGATGCAGCTACATTAAATAATCAGACTACTGTTGCTGGGTTATTTGCAAAGCAAGTATTTGATACTACTAAGTATATTCCTTATAAGACTACTGACAATCTTGCTAGACAGCTTGCACAGCATTGCACATATACTTCTATCAAGACTGGTTCTACTCATGGTATTATTGGTTATCGTAAGATAAGCGATACTTCTATTACCGGTATTGCTAAAGTCGTTGATCAGGCATGCAAGACTGACTTTGACTTATATGCTAAGAGACCTAATGGCAAGTATATGCTTGACAAGGATAGTTCTCCATATAATATTGGCAAGAATATCTCCATGACATTTGGCTGCTACTATGTAACCACTGCTGATGGTTATAAGTATGTTTCTAATGGCGCTGGTGGATATGCTGGTATGATTTCTGCTCTTTCTATAGATCAGTCTTCTACTAATCAGCCAATCGATATTGACGAGCTTCCATTTGAATTAACTAATTATCAGCTTGAGAATCTTACCAACGCTGGATTTGTTACATTCAAGAATTCTTATACTAAGGGCACTGTTGTTACTGATGGTATCACGATGGCACCTAATACTTCTGCATTTAAGAGACTTAGCACCACAAGGATTACCGGTTTCATTGAGACCTTAATTCGTAGTGCATGTGAGCCATTTATTGGTCGTCAAAATAACCTTGCAAATCGTAATTCTATTAAGACTGCTGTTAACTCCGCACTCTATAAGATTATGGGTACTCTGATCAAGGATTTTGATTTCACAATCACCTCTGATCTTTCTCAGCAGAAGCTTGGCATAATCGATATCGATTATGTAATCGTTCCTTATTATGAGATTCGTCAGATCCGTAATAGAATCACTATTAAGGATTCTATATAATTGATATGAGGTACAATATAAATGAACGATAATACTTCAGTTGAAAAATATACAGAAACTTATACTTCTTTTAGCGGCGCTGATATCGTAGCTTCATTCAATGGAGTTGTGATTGGTGAGCTTCAGGGTATAACGTATTCAGTTTCAAGAGAAACGAAGTAAAAATATTTACTTCACAAACTTCTCCGTGTATACAGTAATGTATGCAGGACACGACCTTAAAACCAGTAATCGCTAAAACTTTGTTACTACAATAAGAGATAGAATCAGAAACTCTTATGAATGTGAAGAAATTCGGAAACAACAACAAAGATTGTATATGATGAGAATCTAAGTACATAAAATGCGTGTTTGGTCTCCAAGTCAGAAATGATATGGTCAAACGACTATGGATTGAAAAATCCGTAAAGCTGCAAGCTATTGGCAGAAGAAATGGGTCGCCCCTAATAGGTAATGCTAAGGGTGAAGAAATAGTCTACTCACATCTTAATTGGATGTGCAGCCAATATGGCGTAATAAGATTAGCGATCTTATTAGAATATAAGGAAAAAGCTCCGATCTACACGCTCGGTTCCCCAGAACCTCGTTCCTTCTCTAGAGGAAAAAGAGGCATAGCTGGTACTCTCGTATTCACTATGTTTAACCGTGATGCTCTTCTCGAAGAGTTCAAGGCTCATAACCAGATGAATAAACTCCAGAAATTCAAAGGCAATGTTTCAAGTACAGACATTGGCGGCTATACTCCATATACATCTATTGATGAATGGGATAGAGCAATGACCAATGGCACATACAGCAATGATGGTTCTTCTACTGTCCAGACTACTGGTGATCTTGTAGATAAGAATGCAGATGCTGCATATGCTGATGAAATTCTGCCGTTCGATATTACAATTACTTTTGCTAATGAGTATGGTCAGAATGCAGTTGCTACTATCTATGGTGTTGAGCTTCTTAACGAAGGCTCTGGATTCTCCATTGATACAGTTTCTGCTGAAAAGGCTTATACATTCATTGCACGCAGAATCAGCTATATGAAGAAGGATGACGGTACTACCGAACTCTCTAACTCTCATAAGCTCTCTGGTGCATCTTACGCAGAGTAATTTTAAATAGGTTAAATGGGGTCGCAAATGCGACTCCATTTTTGTTTATTATAAAGTATGCTATTGGTAATAATATGATAGCTAAAACAAATCTAAAATAAGAACGGTAAAAATAATGTCCCAATTAGAAAATATCACACAAACTTATACGTCATTCAGTGGTGCTGACATGGTTGCTGTGTGTAATATCTTAGGTGAAGACGTTGTTTTAGGAACACTCCAGACAATCAGTTATTCACTTCATATGGAGAGAAATGCTGTAAGGTCTATTGGTAATATCAATGCAAAAGACTATACTCAAGGCCCACGTACAATAGCAGGCTCTCTTGTTTTTGCTGTTTTTGATAAGCATGTACTTTATCATATGGCAGAAGCATTTAAATACAACAATAAGTATAAAGATAATAAATATACTCAGCTATATGGTAAGTATAAATCCTTTACTAATAATAGACATGTATTAGCTGATGAATTGCCGCCATTCAATGTCACAATAACATTTGCAAATGAATATGGTAATAGATCCAAGCTTGCTATATATGGTATCAGATTATTGAATGAAGGACAGGTTATGTCTGTCAGCGATCTTTATACCGAAAATACTTATCAGTTTGTCGCGCTTGATATTGACTATCTTTATTCTGGTGATCCACAATTAAATTATGAAGATGATGACGAATCAGAGGAAATAAAAACTCCTCAGATTAATACATCAAAGAATTATAAGTCTGATGATAGTATAGTTATTGAGCATATAAATCATGATTATACAAACAGTCTTAGTTTGATCAATATATCAAAAAAGAGCCTAGACGAAAACGCAAAATTAAATGGCGGTATATTATATGTAAAGCAGGCGTTGTTAAGCGACGCCCAATGGCACGAATATCCCATACCAAAAAATAATACAAATACGTATCGAGAAACCTTACGCCTTGAAAATGGTGTATATAATGCTTATTTCATTGAATCTGAAACAGATTTAAAAAGCAATGAAATAACAATAAACATTCATGATGAGGTCAGAGCATTCAAACCGATAATCGAAAATACTATATATCGTAATGGAGAATTATACCTAAAATTCAAGCTCTTCAGTGCATTATACTTTGGACATACAACACTTAATCTTCGCGATTCATCTAAAACAAGAATTAAGAGTTATGCAATCGATGAAAATTATAATGCATATATTCCATTCTCGGATTTGAAAGATAGCAATAAATATTATCTAGATACAAGTCGCAAAGATAAAGATTATAGTTCACTCGAAACATATACTGCTTCACATATATTCGAATTAAACTTCTCTGCTGAGATATTCGATATAATTCAATTTATTCAAAATCATTGGATACAAGAATATGAAAGTGAATTATTAATGGTGATAAAAGAATTCTATAATAATCAATCTACATTCTTTTATTCGGCTTGTACCATGATGATTAAATCGCAATCATATGCAGACAATGACAGATTCTATTATACATTTTTAAATCGTATATGTGATCTTGAAAATGAATATTTGCAATTAATAAATGGAGAGAATTTCTTACCTCCAGACAAAACAGACGCAAATGAAATTTATTATCTATCATGTCTCGGTACAGCATATGAAACTAAGAAAGATATAATTGTATCTAATCTGAATCAGATGGTTGAGTTTGGCGAAGATCCCAAATTCTATAATGTTCCAAGCATTACAAACAATAAACGGTCATACGCTTATTATTATTGTATGATTAACAGATCCACAAAAGCACTGTCAACTATATTAGGAGGTATCAGACAATATGAATAATGTTACAACCTATAAGGTTCCTAATACAAGACTTGGCAGTAAAGCAATGTATTCTAACATTATTAATCGCAATAATGTTACATTAGGACAAAACAAATATGGTGATCTAAGCAGTTTGTCAGAAACCAGATACTTCTCTGCTGTTGACGCAGGAATCTATTTTGGTGATGTATATATAGATGAGTGCGTTGACATCTCATTTACAATGCAACAAAGCACTCTACCAATTACCGGTTATAATTCATATGTCTTTGATACATGTGCTCAAGGTGCAAGAATTATACAAGGTTCGTTTGCTATCAATTTTACAAAATCTAATTATTTATATGAGATACTCAATTCTATAGACACGACCAATACTGGAGCTACATTAAGTAGTATCAGTAAACCGTGTAACCAAATTACAATGGATAAGAATACTAAAGCACCAATGTATAATAAGTGCTTCAATATAGTTATCCCATATGGAGAAGTCAATACTGTAATTAACAAACAATTGCTTAAACTATCTACTATGATAGTACTTAAGGGAGTCCATTTAATTTCATGTTCACAATCGTTTGGAACAGCTTCAAACGGTGGTGGCGCAACCATATTTGAACAGTATCAATTCTATGCAAGAGATATTGCATTTGATAATAATGATACAACAGAAACTGAAGTTAAAAATGATGTTATAGAAAAAGAAGATATTACAGTTAATAGCTTTATCGCCTATGAAAAAAGTGGAGCATATGATCTTATTGGTAATATCACAATCAACAACAATAATATCGAAGAGATAACAAATATAAATGCCATATTCAATAATAAATATAGTATGTCTCTTACATATGATTCTGATTCATATACTTTTTCACATCATATTTCTACGGCTAAAAGTCAATATAAAAATGGTTTTGATCAAGCAATAGCCACTTATTTATATAAAGAAGGTATGGAAAATTCTGCGCCAGTAATTGTTCCAATTACATTCAATTATAATTATTATAATGATGATACTGCACATAGTCAAACCACTCTAGTTCAAGTGCAATATAAATAACGCATAAATATAATATAATAATCGGAGAGTTATATAATATATGAAACTTAATAGTATTAAAAATAGCAATCAGGATAATAATCAAGTAGAAGTAACAGAGGAATCTACTCCTACCCTTAGTACACAGAAAGTAGAACCAGTAAAAGAGGATTTATCTGGACTCACATTAAATGAGAAGATAGAGTACTGGAAAAATAAATACAAGAAAATCTACAGAACAATTATAGATGATACTACGTTTATCTGGAGAAGGCTCAATAGAAATGAATATGCTTCTGTTGCATTTGAGACATTCAGCGATAATAAAAAGCTAGACATGTTTGAAAAGCAATTCAGATTCTGTCAGTTCTGTGTATTGTATCCTGACAATGCAATAGAGATGATGAATGAAAGTGCAGGTATTGCTCCTGTCCTTGCTGATGAAATAGTATTTAAGAGCGGATTCAGCTCTATGTTTCCTAAGACTGAAGAAGTTACTTCTGCTGATGATCTTTCTGATGAAGATAGTGATAAGGAGTAATAGTCTATGAAAATTAAAAACGCTTCTTCTGAAACTAAAGAGAAACAAGATAGTGAAGTTAGCTTATCTGAATTCATTGAGTCTATAGAAGAAAAGTATCGTGATTATTTTATAGATAAGGTCGATAATGAAGTATTCATCTATACCCCTATTGGTCGAAAAGATTGGATAGATATTTGTGAAAGAACAGACTTGAATCAATTTAAAAAAGAAGAATTAATATGTTCTATTTGCACTATATATCCTAAAAATTATGATTTCACAGAATGTCTTGCTGGTATACCTACAGAACTATCTAAGCTTATTATAGAACATTCCTATCTTAAAAAAGAAGATATGATTGATATGATCACATTCTATCGGAATGAAATGAATACTATAAACAATAATATAACTTGTCTTATAAACGAAGCATTCCCTAATTATGATATTGAAGAAATAGAAAACTGGGGAATGGATCGCACCATTAAGTATTTTACAAGAGCGGAATGGAAGCTTACAAATCTTCGTGGTATGCCTCTGAAAGAGGATATTGTAACATTATTACAGCAATCAAATGGAAGTACGGCAAGTGATGATAGCACTAATATGAAAAGCGCTGATACAGCAGAAGTAGTAGATTCTGGTGCTAATCTGACTCCAGAACGACTTGCTGAACTCAAGGCTAAATTCCCAGATATAGACTGGGGTAATCCAACTACTCATTTAAGATAAAGGTATTTATGCTTGCCAAATAATATTTAAGTATATTATTTAGGCAAGCTGTTTTTATATAAATATGGCTAGAAGAAAAAAAGATAATAGGCGTGAAAGATCTAAACGTCAGCCTGGATTACTTGATAGAATTCCTACTATAGTTGGAGCAGCAGCTGCTGTTGGTATAAGTACTGCTGTATTAAGCAACAGATCTCCATCTATACTATCTGATTCTATAAATAAAATAACTCATGCATTAGGAGAAACTGCGACTCAATTACAAAAAACAAATTTCAGAGATTTTAATATCGATACTGCAAAGGCTGCAATTAATAAATTTGCTTCTTCTTATAAAGAACATACGTCACAATATAATCCTATAAATAAAAATTCTCTTGGATCTGTTTTTAGTAACCTTGCTAAAGTCAAATCAACGGCTTCAAAGATTATTAAAGAAGAGTCATTCACTGAGGGTATTAATGAGTTAGCCAGTAAATTTAAGACAGGAGACGAATTGCTAGATAAACGACGATTCTCTGTCTTGAATTCATTTTTAAGAAAAGATACTAAAAGTTTATATAATCCAAATACAGATGCATTATTCAGATTCAGAAAAAGTGCTACAACAAAATTAGGCGCAAATGGATTATTTAGCGATTCTGAAATTGCTGATATAACAAATGAAGCAATAGAAATGTCTTCGCTTCTTTTCAGAAAAACCGGCACAACAGAAGAAGGGTTTGGTAAGGTTACAAAGTACGGAGGGACATTAAAGTCTCTTAAAAGGTATGAAAAGTCATTAGGAAATGGATCATTCCAAGCTAAACTTGACAAACTGTCTGATCAATTAAGAGAATCATTTCTTGATATAGACAGTCTTGAAAAAAGATACGGTTCCGCATCTATTAGCAGTGCAAAGAATACATTTGCCAAAGACATTCTTAATAATGATCCACTAACGCTAAAACAGTTAGCAGAAAGATATAGAAGTGGCGACAAAAATATCTCTCACAGTTCTTTCATGGATAAGGCAGTACGTGACATAGAAGATCTCTTATCTAGCGCTGATGGAGAAAGATATGGAAATCTATATTGGGATAAGAGTCTCAGAATTGACAAAAATGGCAATATACAAAACTATTCTGGCATAAATTCTATAGCAAGAAAAGCTAAGAGTTTTTATGATGAGACAATAGTCGCTAAGGTTCTTAAATTAGATGAATTTGTAAATACTGATATCTCTCCACTTATTATATCTAATGCAGGCTCGTTTAACCCGATACTCGAGAAATTAATCAATAAAGATTCTACATCTACTAGACTCACCAATACATTCTTAAGTATTAATGGTAAATCATTTACCTATGCTAATGGAGAATTAAATCGCCTCGAAGATCTTGATGATATTATAAAGAACGTAGGCAAAAACTCCGTCGCTGGAAAAAGCATGGAGAAAATGTTTGGCGCAGATTATGATACTGGCAGAACACGTGGTGGAATACTTGACTTTCATGAATCAAATAAAATGAATCCAGTAGAGTCTGCTGTATCATTCTTCACTAAATTTAATGATCCAAGATATGCAAAAAACGAAGCAAAGAATGTATTTGGCAATATAGATACTGATTCATTAGATTTTGATGAATTAGAAGATTTATATGGTAAATACTCAGATATCAATAAGATTCTTCAAAGTAATTATGATTCATTAGATAAAGCTTCTGCTGAAAAATTGTACGACTCTTTAAGCTCTCTTTCTGGAAATAATCAAGTAGATGAATTGCGCAAATACTTACATATTCTTACTGAAGATGATGATGCTATGACATCATCTCTGACAGCATTAGCTTCCGGCAGTTTGTCTGAAGATTCTTTAATGTCCAGTAAACTCAGTAAAGAATTATCTATTCTAAGATCAGATCCTGCAAAATATATTGCAAGTAATCATACTAATAATAACTTTATACCAGGAATGTCTCGTGAATCAGTATCTGCATATGATATGCTACGCAGAGGCGTTACAGATGAAGCAATGATGCGTCTTAGTACATTTAGCAGCATTGATGAAGATATGTCTTCATTTATCACACAAGTTCTTGGTGAAGGAACTGACGCTGCTGATAAGACACTCAATGCTTTATATTCTTCTGAATTCAATAATGCATTTACTGACTTTGCGAATCAATCAGCAGAATCATTACAAGAATCATATACCAATGCAATAAATCATGTCAATTCTATTTTACAAAATAATCAGAAAGAAAAAGATAAGTTATTTTCAATTGTAAATGACAATGTATCTTTATTGCAAAGTGGCTTTAATGATAAAGAGTATTTTGAAAATGAATATTCTGATAATCTATTTATACAGAAAGGTACTAGCCCACTTGATCTTATACGGAGTCTGAATGATTCTGAAAAATTCAAATCAACAGCTAAACAATTTGGGAAGCAATTTATAGCTGGAACAGATAATCCTGAAGATATAACATCTTCTACATATGGACCATTCTTTTTCGCAAACAGATTATTATCAGGTTTTGAGCGCTATGGATTAGGTTTTTCTGCTGATGCATATAAGAATACTGCATCATTAGCTGCTAATATTATGCTTAAGCGAGTCTTACCAGCTGCCGGAGTATTATATGGATTAAGCTATTTAAATTTTGAAACAGATAATTTTACTGGATCAAGTCTTGGAGAACAATTTGCGTCAGGTATAGCCAATGTTGATTTAGGAATAAGACGTATAACTGATACAGTTGGACTGTCTGATTCATTAAGAGACTTATCTATATCTAACCCTATGTTCAGTTATTGGAGTAATGAGCAAGAATATCAAGGTTATGATGAGCGCAAGGAATGGTATGAAGATGGATATAGTCCAGTAAGATCTGGACGTTGGTGGTCATTCGGATCATCTTCAGAATTTCGTGGTGGTAAAATATCTTATTTTACTCCAAACTATTTAAGACGTGTATCATCTAATTATTATGATGTATCTGTATATGGATCATCAGATGAAAAATGGAAACATTCTTGGATACCAACGCCAAGACATCCATTCTCTACCCTTACTGCATTAATGGATCCATACTGGCTTGAAGAAAAACATTATGAGGACAGACCTTATCCTGTAACTGGCAAGCTATTTGAAGAAGGAACTCCCTGGGGCGCAGTCTTAAATCCTACTATAGGCAATCTGATTAAACCTCAGAAAAGAATGCATCAAGATGTTCTACAAGGAACAACCATTGATGTACGAGCTCTTATTCGCAAATATAATGAGGATGAGAAAAATAAATCTGATGCCAATAGTTATGTACAAATAGGTGGATATAATGGTGTATCCACAGTTAAAAGACCAGAATCTTCATATGGTGTTCCTGGAGAAGGCTTTGCGCCTGATTATGATGTATATTATGATACATCTAATACTGCATATTATACTCCTGTATCTGGAAATGGTTCTGGTGGTGAAGGTGCCTCTATTTATGATAATAGCAGTATGTCTAATATGACTGGCTATTATGGCCAAGTTGCAAGCGACATATCTGCATATGATAAACTCAGAGCATCCAGTAATCCAATTGCTTTTGCAGCATCAAGAGTTATTCCGCTTGATCAGATATCTATGATAAATAGTGCTACTAAGCAAAAGAGTAGGAATAAGATATCTGGATATGCTCCATCTGGCTTTATACAAGATAGTGGAGCTTATTATACAGAAGGTGGCCCATCGTTTGATCCTCTGGCAAAACAGTTTGATAAAAATGATTTTATCGAATCACGATCTGTGGAAGAATGGCTCAGAGATGCTTCATACTCTGCAAAAGAACTTGGTGGTATATATGGTTTCGCAGTAGACTTAGCATTCCCTGCTCAACATAAATATATAGAAGCAAATGCTGGCGCAATGGCTTCATTCTCTGGTAGATTCTGGGATGAAAATGTCGGCGGCTATGGTGGAGACATCATGGAAATCGCAAGACGATTCTTCCCTCATGAAGATCATTCTGTTACTAAAATTAATAATATACAGAATACGATGCCCGAATGGATCCCCGAGCGTTTTCATTACTCAGACCCGTACACATCACTACCCAAAGGCGACATGAGACTTCCTGGTCCAGGTTATGAAACTCTGAATGAATTACACCCTGATTCCTACGGGATTTACGGCAGTTTTGATAGATTCAAAATCTTAGCAGATATCGCTCCTTGGTCACAAGAATATAAACAATGGCACAGAATAGTTAAGCAACAGAATTTAAGTCCTGAAATGCAGGATGAAATCAAAGAGATAGAAGATAGAGTTAAGCGCCAAAATTCAAGACACACATTCTATAATAAAAACTACGATATAGAAACAGAAGATATAAATGGTACTGTTTCTGAAGTTGGCAAAGATAATACCTTTAAACTATATGGTTCAGATAAGGTATATTCTGTTGCAGGAGTAGATTTAAGAAGTGGTCAGGAATTAAGTCAATTTTTAACTGCTGGTTCTGATGTTAAACTTACTGTTGATAAAAAAGATTTAAATAATGATGTAACAGGTGCTATTGTATATGATTATTCTAATAGTGGAGCTAATGTTACAAGATCAATAATTGAAGCTGATGCTGGAACAATTAATAGAGACACATCAATTGGAGTACAAGCATATTCTGATGGCTTCTCTGTTTTAAATGCGCTTGGTGAATCTGTCGCGCATGCTCCTATTCCATTCATACATAATAAATTCTTAAGAGTGAATACTCCTATGGAAGCCTGGGAAGAAGAAGAACTATATGGAACATCATATTCTACTTGGAATCATCCTGTAGAAGGCTATATAAAACCAGCTATAAGAAAAACTATGGCAATGACTCCAATGGCTATCGTAGCTAATGTCGCATTGACTGGAATATCTAAGTATATTGATAGTACAGATGCAAGTGATCTTATAAAAGCCGGTGCTAAATCTGCTGAAGCATTAACTAATCCATTGGCATTCGCAGGTGGTATGGCTTCTTCCCTTCTCACCATGAATACAAAATATACTAAGCTTGGTGTAGATATAGGAGAAGCGATAGGTCTTGGAGTATTAGCATATAAGAGTGCAGATAATCCTATTTTATCTACAATAACTGGTACTGCTATAGGAGCTACATTTGGCGCGCAATTCTTTAAAACTACTCATGTTAAAGGAGCTGAAGTAGGAGCTCTTGTTGGACTAGGTATATCAGCTCTCAAAAATGCTTATTTTGACAAAGATGAGATGTTTGGAGACTATGTGCCTGAGGATGCTCAAAAACGTTGGGATATGCAAGAATACTTTGATAGACTCAAATATATAAAGTATTCAGGATTATATGAAGAAGCTGCTCGTCAAGCAAAAGAAAAAGAAGGAGTAGACATTAAATCTATCCTTAATAGAATGGAATATGCGGAAGAAGAAAATAAAGAGCTCCAACAAAAGCTGTTAAAGTATAGAAACAATATTCAAAATAACTCATTCTTATCTTATTCTGAACGTCAAGAAGCATTAAGTAACATAGAAGGTAAATTAGCTCAAATAAAATATAATAACGATAGTGTAGTCATTGAAGGTGGAGAATACACTAAAGCTGCTATAGCTTATAAAAAGGCTGCTGAATCTACTATTTATGGTCTTCAAGATGATGCAGGATGGTCAGAGATATTAAAAGCATTGCCCAAAAACCATAGAGACTTCTTTATGGAGTTTGCTAAAGAAACTGATGAAGATAAACGTAATGAGATACGCTCAAAAGTTTCTGATTACGAAGGTAAGGTTCTCGACCTTGTTTGGAATGAAAAGAAATCCAAAATAGAAGACAATGCAGAATATTTTACAGATCATTATCTTCCTAATATGTCCTGGGTTGGTTGGAAACCAGACACAAGCCTTGACAATGTGCAAATGAAGACAATAGAAAATGAAGGTATGCTGCTTTCTGACTTTGGTTTCTATGATTCAAATCTTGAAGAATATGATGCACAAAATACTCCTGGTATAGATAATTATAGACAAGAAAGTTCTGCTCTTATGACACGTGCTAATCTTATTACATCAATGAATGGCTTTGGCTTATTTAATGTTGATGTAAGTTTGACACCGACAAGAAAACCAGGATTAAATATCATATACGAAATAACAAGAATCAACGCATATAAAGCCAAAGAAAAAATCAATCAAGAATTAGGATTCAGAGCTGTGTATTAATAGACATAAGGTAGTGTAAATAGTTACACTACCTTTATTCTGTCGGTAATATATTAGTATATTATAAATGTTTCTTTGAGAGGATAATTTTTAGTGAAACGATCAAATAAAGTTAGATATAAAAAATATTCTTTACAAAATATACAGGAGCAATCTGCTCAGACTCAAAAAAATACATTTGATGTATTTAGCGACATAACAAGAGATATTTACAATGCTCGTATGGATCGTTTTATTACAAATGGATCTACAGAGCATTCTCTTATTATACAACAAAGAAGATTTGATGCTGTATCGGTTTCTCCTGCTTCTGATAATTTATTAAAAGGACTTATAGGTCTTACGTTACCTAAGACAAATACTCCTTCTAATCTTATGCATTCTACAGTAAATAGAGCTGTTAAATACACGTATCAAAAGACTCCATATAGAAATAACCTATATGAATTCAATCAGTCTTTGGATGCTCTCAAAAAAGCTGTGAATACTGGCAATGCAACTGCTTATATATTTGACCTTGAAACTGTAACTGGTAAGAATGCAAAGAATAAAGAGCATTATACTGCAATAACAGAATTATCTATAAAGAGCGCTACATTAGGTTCTGATGGTAAATTTCTTGAGACTACCGGAGATTCTATTGAAGGAATCATTGGATTCAACGCTGAACAAGAAGGCAATGTCAGAAACATGCTCGGAGATTATCTTTCCGGTAAAAGGAAAATTGATCCGAAAAGAATGTCTGAAGAGCAAAGAGTTGCTTTTACAGAAATTCTTAACTTTGATTATGCATTTCAGAATGGCGGAGTATCTTCATCTGCTGAAATAACTGGTGGAGGTTTTAGACTTTATAAAACCAAATCCAAATTGTCAAGAGAAGAGTTAGATGCAAGAGTTAAATCCATGTCACAGGGCGATCTTATTCAAGCGCTTGACAGAGGTATCTCTAAGCTTCGTGAAGTACATGACAATTCTGATGCAGATATGGCGTTGCAAGAATATGCAAAAAGACTTCAGTCTGTTGATGGTAAGAATATATTTGCTGTTGGTGCTAATATACGCCAATATGATATTAATGTATCGAGAGCATTAGGTTTGCTTAATGGCGATCCAACAAGAAATGGTATTATAGATATCACTGAGCTTGCACAGCATCACAATGCACTTACTGGAAGTTCTACTCGTGCAGGAGCACAACAGTCTAATGTATTTAAGCAATTAGGATTATCATTACCTAATGGCATGGTTCCTCATATTGCATCAACAGATACATATATGTCACTCGGAATCTTAAATAAGACCCTTGATCAAGGTGGATGGATAGATCAGAATTTAGCAGCTGGTGACAAAAGGCCAAAATCTGAATTTAAAATAGGTGGTATATATCGTGCCGGAGATACTGTTGATGCCCCAATATCTTTTGGTAGAGGAAAAGATGGCACAATAATATCTTCTACTGGTTATACTTATGATCCATTAAATAAGAATCATCAGTTACGAAGAAATTATGGTTACAGTTTTGGACTTCAGAAAGATATGTCCTATGAGCTTACCGGACATGAAGTATTAGACATATCTCAATTATCTGAAGAACAAAAAACAAGTTTCAGAGAAATGGCTGGCGATAAATATCTTGGCAGTAAAAATCTGCATGTAGTTACTATGGCTCCTATACTTGATGCATCAGACCCAGAATATACTACTGAATCATTTACAAGAACCATTATACTTGGTGAGCAGGATTTTCAATCAGCTATAGGTTCATTAGAACATGTAGGTAATACAAAAATTTCTAAAGATGGTAAAAAGGCAAATATATTTTTTGCTGGCTATAAACCATCTGATATGAAGAATGGATCTACTATAGAAACTCATAACCTTGAAAGTACTGTAAGATCTTTTGAAGACAATCCATTCAAAATGCTTTCAAGCATGCATTCATATACATCTACTGATGTTGCTCATAAAGAACTAGTAGATCAATTGTCTTCTGCCATCGCCACAGGAGATCAAAAGCAAATAGATTTTGTAAGGTCAGAACTCGCAAAATCTATGCATGCATTCTATGCTAAGAAGAATAATGGTATAGAGTTAACTGGTAAGATGGCAATGCATGCAGAAAGTTTTGCTAATATGTCTGAGCTTGTTCCAGTATTTAAGGACTATATGCGAACTGAGCATGGTATATCTGATGTTACTGATTATACTGAAACATTTAATCAAGCCATTAAATCCTTTGTAGAAAATCTGACTATTCAGCCTAAAAATAGTGGGTATACCGGTCAAAGACCTATTAATGTAGGACACATGGTTAAATCCAAGCCAGTTACCGGTGATGTTCTTACGTTTAATATAAGTGGCATAACCAGAGATACAGCGCAGCATGGTTCTATGACTCTTAATTTTAATGACTATAGAGGAGAAAATAGATATAAGCTTGCTGAAAGATTATGGAATGCTTCTGGATATAAAGCATCAGACTTTAAAGATACTGATGAATATAAAAAGGTTCAATTACTTAAAAACTTTACTGAATCTCTAATAGACGAAGATTCATATTCTGGAGTAAAGACTGCTGGATCAGGAATTAAAAAGAATCAAGCTGTATTAGATAAATTAGTCAATGCAGGTATATTAAGCTTTAATTCTGAATCTTTTGTCTATGGTGTATCAGATATATTTGATGGAGATGTTTCTGCATCGCAACTTATTGATAGAATAAGTGGATCAATACCTGATGAAACCATAAAATATCTTAAAGATACGCAAGACAAGAGTTCTGTATTATCTACCATGATATATGACGCTCTTAAAGAGAGCGGAGTCAGAACAACGAGCGCAGAAACAAGAATGTTACCTGAACTTAGGCCAGAAGAAACGTTTTTGTTTTGGGGACAAAATGCCGCAGTAACAAGAGTTAGATCAATGGATCAGGCTAAGGATCTATTTAAAAAAACGCTTGAGGCAACCCCAATAATCCGTACAGTTCCTGCGTCTCATGCACTATCAAAAGACCAGAAAAAAACTACTATTAATAGTATGATGTCTGCTCTTGTAGATGAAGAAATCGATCCTATTCATGGTTCTAAATTTGCAAACTTCTTATCTACCAGAGGATTTACTCAAGAAGAGATATCTAGAAAAGCTATTACAATTGGTGATACTATAAGTGAATATCAAGACTATCTTAGTCATTTAGTATCAGCGTATAGCGAAGCCGGACTTGACTTCTCTATCACAGATAATGGAATTTATGCAAGAGATTCTGCATCAAAATACGTAAAGCTTAATCTACCTGAAATCAGAAGATATGATAATGGTACTGTATACATTAAATATGGCGGACAGGATGTAGCCATAGAATCAAGTGCCGTAATACATGATGGTAAAATTAAAATCCGTTCTCCATTCAGTAACAGAACTGGTAAGGCTATTAATAACTCTAATCGTACTATTGCCGAAAGTGAACGTCTTGGAAATAAAGTGACTATAGAAACTCTCACACATCAAATACAAGAAGACTTCAGATATAATCTGGCTCAAGCTGGTGAAGCATTCCATGAAACATCTTCTAATAGGTTTACGTCTGGTGGAACACTTAATGTAGTCGATATTGTTAGCAATATGTTTGGTGGACAAGGAAGTCTTGAATCAATTGGTGCATTAGGAAACTTTGCCTCAACAAACCCAACTGATTTCAGACGCATGAAAGATCTGTTTACAGAATTCAGACAAAACAATGCTGATAAACCAATTGATAACATACCAAGTATAGGACAAAAGTTCTATGAGTTATTTACAGCCAATGCTCCTACAATATTTAATTCAATAGCTGAATCAGGTGCTGTTGCAGACGATAGTGTTCGAAATATATTTGCAAGTCTCGCTCCATTCGCAACACAAGAAAAAACTATGGCGGGTGGATCTTATTTTATAGGAACACCAAGATATTCAACAGCCATGAGCGGTTTCTTCAATCAGAAACGTAATACCGGTTTCCAAAATGCTAAATCACCTATGAGTATGTCTGCCGAAAAACTTACTTCTATTGATGGTGTCCGTACTGGTAGAACTATTGAAACTGAAGAAATGATTAAGGCATTTTCTGGCAACACTGAGACAGTTGATTCTGTAAGAATAAAAATGGCTCATATGAATCAACGTGAAGTATATGACCGAATAGAAAAATATATTGATTCAGGTGCTATAAAAACTATTAAAGATGGTTATAGCGAAGATACAACTAAAGCAGCATTAGGTGTTTTATTAGCAAGTAACGTTGAGAATGATGGCGCATTTGTTTCTGGCGAGCTTGCCAGAGCATTACCTCAAGCTAATGTCAATACAAAATCAATCGATCTTACAAGAGTCAATTTTAATGGTATAAGGTCTAAAAACAAAGAAGATGTTATAAAAGGTAGAGATATGATTCCTCAATTCTCTATCGATCCTAATAGTGGTGCTGTAACAATAGAATACTCTAAGAGTTTCTTTGTTAAACAGGGTGAGAATCTTGTTATGCTTGAAAAAGATAAAACCTTAGCTGCGCAAATGACTACTACATACACTACAGCCCAAAAGGATTACATTGCTTCTATAAGATATTTCAACGAAAATGGAGTAGAATTGTCCGAGAGACAAATAAATCAAGCACTTGCCGCATTAAAACTGGATCCTGCTCTTTATGGAATGAATAATCAAGAAGTAAATGATGCAGTCAGCAAGATGCTTAAATCAAAAGGAATCACATCTACACTTAAATTAAATCCTATTGATGTTGCAACCAAAATAGGTTATGGTGAAGAAAAAACATTTGCAACTCCATTACTTTTGGCATTTGGTGGAACACAAGTACAGAAGGATATTCTAGCTAAATATTCTGAGAAAGACAAGCGTGGTATTCTTGGTAGCGCTTCTGGTCATATTTTGAGTCAGGATGCATTTGATGTTATAGCAAACTATGTTGGTATGTCTAATGAAGATGTTAAGATAATGCAGCGTGAAATGCTTGCACCTACTATGTTTTGGAAAGGTGCATTAAAGGGCACAAGTGCAGCAGATGCATTACTCTTTACTAATATCAACGAAGTTAAACACCAGAGTATATCTGATTCTGTTGCTATTATGACTCAGGACATAATAGATACATACAAAGATGACCCAGATAAAATAAATGCTATATTAAAAAAGGTTTATGGAGATAGTGCCATCTATGATCCTAAAAGACAATCTGCGCTCATAAGTAGTAATCTTGATTATATTAATATGGATGAACTTACAAAGGCATATAAAACAATTTCTCGTAAATCTGGAGATATAGCAACAAGTACTGTATCTATTATTTCTGCTGATGACTGGAAAGCAGGAAAAGTTACTGGTAGTATAGCTAAAGATTTAGCACAAGTCAAACAGGCTTATCTTAACGGTGACATATCTTCTGATGAAGCAAGTAGAATGCAAGACCAGATAAGACAAAGATATGCTCAAGATTATCGCATGGAAGGCACTAAGCTTAGTCAACAGGAAAAGAATATCTTTGGAACATATAAATATAATGATAATACTTTGTCTTCTTTTATCGGCGCAGAATCTGATGATGAATTTATATCCAGCACTCAAAAAGCTCTTGAACAACGTGGCATATTGTCAAAAACAGATGGATTATATGCATTAACAGACCAGTATAGTAAGAATACTGAACCGATTTATTCTGGTACTTATGCAGCAATAGATAAAATAATGAAGAATGGATATGATTATGAAATATCTACCAATCCATTAGGTATCGCTGACAGAAAATATCAGGCTAAGGAAATTATTGATGATTATCGACATAATATAGAACCAATAAACAATACTGATAATTTTGTTCTTAAAGAGGATCTAATTAAAAAGAGCGGCATAAATACCGTCTCTGCATCTCAAATGGCTATACCTACTGGAGATATAGCAACAGAGATGCTAAAAGATCCAAATAATCCATTTACTCATGATACAGTTATTGATCTTGGAGAAAGATTTAGCAATGATAGGTATCTTGCTGTAAAAGGATTAAACCCTAAATTCTATGATGACACATTAATTAAAACTCAATATCAAAAAGAATTTTCTTCGCTTAGAAGAGAATCAGAAATGTTATCTGCATTAGATGAAGATAAGCTTGATAGAAGAATTATAGATAGTCGTTTTAGTGGGCGTAATCTTACTAAGTCGGAAATGCAACAGGAATTACAGCAGAGTATTCTTTCGCATAAGCAAAATATACTTGCACAGCAAGCAAATCTGCTCGGCGGCAAAAACTCAGTTGCAGCCTCTATAATGTCTGAACGTGCAGATATGAGTGCGATGCTTGAGTCTCAGACTGCTACTATACCAATTGGTAGTAAGATGGAAAGCCTATATGATAATTTATCTTTTGAAGGTACATCAATTAAAGAGCATGTAAGCAAAGGTCATTATATAGATTTTGCTGTTGTAAACCCTGATGACATAAAACAAATGGGCATATTAGATAATGCCGATGAATATGTTGATTATCTAAAGAAAGACCGATCTGATTTTTATAATACGCTAATGGGACAAGTAGGACAAGATGCATCAAATGAAGATATAATGATGCAGGCTATGAGAACAGAAGGTATTAATATGTATGCCGGACGTTATCCTACTGTTCATGAGCATAGTGTTATGGGTGTCAGAATGTATGCAAGTGATGATGTCCAAAGAAACACCATAAGGCTTCCACAGTGGACTCAGAAGAAAATGAAGAACGATAATGACTCAGACAAAGTCAGTGTCTTTAATATCTCTGAGGACTTTATGCAATCGCAGCAAGTAGATACTACAAACATTGCTATCCAATCTGCTGAAAATAAGACAATCGGAGATAAAGTAATTCAAGATTATATGGAAGGCAGGAGCAGTGACAACTTTGATCCGACTATCGCTGCAAGAGAACGTATGGTATTTGGTCATGCATACAGAAATATTGCAGACTCATCTGAATATAATGATGTTCAGAATCAGATTAATCAAAGCCAGTATAGAAATGATTTTATTGATTTGTATTCTAAGGCACAGAGTGCAGCTAATCCTAAAGAAGGATCTTATGCAGATGACATTTTTGCAGAGTTAGTTCAGCAAAGACAAAGTGACCAAGGATATGATGCGAACTTTGCATATGAAATGAAAAGTCTATACATAGGTAAGCATCGTATGGATGAATCTCTTGTTGCAGAGATAGCACAGTCTAGTAAGGGTAAGGTCGGTTTTATAAACAATGCAGTAAGTACTTATACTAAAATAGGCGATCAGTTTACAACTGGCATGATAGGTCAAGTTGGAGACGATGCTGAACAAAAACTCAGATATGAAGCTGCCAATGAATTGTTTAAAAAACAACGTGGAGACTTGATAGAAAATATTATCAATGCAAAGAATACTGCTGGTGCTGACCAATTAACCATAGTTTCAGATATGATAAACAATATGGGGATCATAGAAGGAGAATATAATAAAGATAAGGTTGGTATAGCTAAAGAAAAGCTTGCTGGTATCATAGATACTGCCATTGGTAGTAAGTATGAAGACTATATTGCTAGTTCCGCTGATACCGGTACATCTATAGCGAAGTATTTAACAAGTCAAGGATTTGACATAAATGATAAGAGTCAAATGCCCGAAATGCGAGCAGCTCTAGCAAATCTAGGTGTCGATGTTATGTCTGAAACTTCTCGTAGAGCTAATATTGACTTTATGCATAGGTCAAAAGTTGGAATATCTGCGTCTGGTGGTTATTATATTGATAATATCGATCTTAGAACTACTTCTGACAATGGACTTACATATAGTATAGATTATGATATGACATTGCGTGATAGAGAGCCTAAGCGTGTTTCGCAGCAGTTTATTGAAAATAATGGCGACGCTATAATGCATACAGCGAAAATAGATACAGAATCAATTGCTAAAGAAGCATCTGAAAACGTTGCCAAAACAACTTCATCTATGGCATCTGGCAGCACTGCTAAAGTATTATCTCAAGCTATGAAAAACAATGTAAGTAAAAACATTGCTTTAGGTGCTCTTGGTGTTGCAGCATCTGTTCTTGCAGTTGGAATTATTGGCGGCAATCCATCTCATGCTCCACAAGATGATGCACAATCTGTTCCCAAAGACGCTTATAGATATGATAACTTTGATTATGGCACTGGTACTGTTATACAGTCGCCTCCAATGCAAAATCAAGGATATGTTGTTAATATGAGGGCATCTACAAATGGTTCTTATAGTGAAGCTCAAAGAAACATGGTTCAATCTGCTCAACAAAGTTATAGCGTTCCTGGTGGTAATATGAGTGTGTCTGTAAGACATAACTTCTCTTATTCTGCTAATCAGAATAATGATAAGTATATCGAAGGAATTCTTAATAGATTAATGTAATGTAAAAAAATGGGTGACTCTGAATTGAGCCGCCCATTTTCTGTATAATCGTTATTGTCTGATAGTAATATTAAAATATACGATTACCTTCAAGCGAAAGGATTTTTGAATGTCCGAAAATAAATCGATTCTTTCATATTTATATAATCATAATTATAATGAAATAGATCCAAGTAATTTCGTGCTTCCCACTACGAAAGACTTCCATTCTACTGAATTACCATATAAATTAGAACAACAATTAGAAGCTGGCAAAGATAACGACTTTACCAGAATGCTATATTTTATAGAGAAGCCGTATTCTGAATGTCCAGGATATTATGATGAAGACAGAGTTATTATAGTCAAAGGTAAACCTAATCTTCGTGGTGAAGATATAGGTAAGTTCGATGCCGATACTATGTACTTCCCTGTCAGTGATTTGAATGACAATAATGCTAAGATTTCTTATAATGGAAATCTTTTTACTGTCAAAGAGTATCTGCAATATTCAAGTGCGAATTTTGGAGATGCATCTGAAATTGGCGTCCGTTTTATTGGTATAAATGCACCTGAGACATTTAAGTATAAAATAGTACTTGCTACAGATTCTGGCATTCCTCAGAAAATAAAAATTGCTGAAATAGCAAAAGATTCAAAACATCAATATCTCTACGATACAGAGTCTGATGATTATAAAAATGATACTATGAAATTCTTCTATAAGAATATAGATGGTATGTATTATTATTGTCAGGCTACTGAATATCCTGATTATTCTGTTCCTCATACAGATACTGACGGCTCTATATACTATACAACAGAGTTAGCTTATAAATATATTTATAAATCTGCTGATGCTAATGGAAGCAAAATAAGCCATGAGATGGCGCAAAAAATGATTGAGCTTATAGGAGATAATGAATGTGTCCTTATGCTTGATCATAATATGCTTAATTCTAAATCTGGCAGTTATCCCACTACTTATGATCAATATGATGATTCATTGCTTGGTACAATAAAAAGTACTATAGAGTCATTGAGCTCAGTAAACTCTGGCCCTAAATATTCTGGATTTTCTGGATTCGGGCAAGACGGTTATGGACGTTTTCTTGGATGTCTATATGTTAAAACTCTTATTCCTGGACTACCAGAATCAATACAAAACAGTATCGGAGAACAATGGATTAATGTAACTAAATATCTCTTATACTTCTATGGGCCTGATGGAACTGTCAATCATGATTTGAGTCTATCTTTTAATGAGTATTCTCCTACTCACGTAGCAAATTATAACTTTGCTTCCAGTGCCTTTAAGGTATGGACATATGATAATAGTAAGAAGCGTATAGAAGATATGCTTGATAATGCGTCTTTTGATAGTATTACAAGACAAAGAGAAATTCAGAAGCAGGTTTTAGGATTCGACTTTAATACACAGTTAAAAGACTGGACAGTTATGATTGGCGATTATGTTTTCTTAATCCCTCCCACTTCTATAAGATGCATGACTCGTAATAGTTCTGAAGCTGTGCCACTGATCAGATCTCGTGGATCTGCAATTAAAGAGACTCCACAAAGCGAGCGAATGCTTGAAATGACTCTGTATTTTAATGATGAGTCGGGTATTAATGGAATTGAGATAGAAGTACCAGCTACAGAAGATGGCGAAGATCGCAGAATGGATGAGAATACTTTAGCTCCTACTGATGAGAAGCTTAAGTATTACATGAATGGTCTCAGAGCACTTATATCTATGTTTAAGTTCTGCCCATTCCTTCCTATTACAAATGAATATATTAATAATACTCTCAATATAGAAGCAGTAGCTCTATCCAGTCTTTATATATCTACGGTTCCTAATTTTCCTAAGTGTATAGCTGCTACTATCCAACTTGTTGAATTTAATTATCATGCATATATGTCTGAGATTCCTCTTACCGGAGATGAATCTGCTGAGACTATTATGTATAGTAATTTATTTGAAAAATGTATTGATTTTGATGCTCTGAGATACTATTATCAAAAACCTTTATATCGTGGCGAACTAGCATCCAGATATTCATTTGACTCTCCAGAATACCTTAACCTAACATACGGTGGGCGCACCGCATTACAGCCTATGACATTTGATGATTCTTCTATTGAGTTTTATATGCCTGATAGTAATCATCTTAATACCTTACTTCAAGTTAAGATGGAGTCTATGAGCAGACCAATTAAATCACAATATAAAGTTACTGATGATGTAAAAGCATGGGCTGCTGAACTTGGCAAATTATATCCAATATTACAAAATGCAAAATCAACTAAACAATATATTGATTTATATAACTTTATAAATTATGGACCAACAGATAAAAATAAAAATCCAATATTTGACTCAGTTGCTGTAACTCGCGATAATGACTTTTTATTTACATTAGAAGATATTAACAAACATGAACCGTCAGTCAAATATGAAGATCTCGCAAAAACGTGGGATCAATTGACTTATAGTTCTTACTATTCTGATATCTTTAATGAAGGTCTAAATCCTGATAATCCATATCAATTTTCTATAAATAACTCATATATAAAAAAATATTACATAGATTCTGGATTGAGATGGAAAACAGGAGACGGTTCATTATATTTTATCTATATAAATTATATTGACATAATTCGTGATATTTTTGTTATGTATAATAATGATATTATAAATACATATACTTATACAGGCGAGTCGATAAATATCACAACAAGACAAGGATTACAAACCAATAAAAACAATATAATTAATTTCTTAAAAAATATTTCTATTGATCTTGATAAAAATTATTCTAATTACTTCAATGATAATGGAGAATTCAAAATCGATTTATTTACATCAGTAGATTCTGATAATCATTTTGCATTTGATTTTGAAAATGCAGATTCCTACAAATTAATAGAATATTGTTTTAATTATTATACTATTGGTTCAGAAGATAAAACTCAGTTTGAATTACCTTCAGATGTAATGCAAACTACTGTAAATAATATTAAAGAAGATATAGATCTTGACACAGAAAATTCGTTTAAGTTTATAAAATATCCAAATGAATCTATGCTACAAAGTCTTATCGTAACTAATATATCTGCTTCATTTAATAATAACCTCACAAGAACATATTTAAAAGCTATGGATGGTTATGCTCCACAGTACTTAGGTGGTCAAGATACTGTTATAGAATTATCTATGCAGACGCAAGATGATGCCGCTGTTGCTGCCATTAATCTACTTCCTAAATTGTGTTCTGAGTATATGCGCAATTATAGACTTATACTTTCATGTTGCCCATTACGAATCAATACAGCATTTACTAAGATGCTTGGTGTTAATGAAGTATTGATTGAAAGTGTAAATGTATCTACTGTAGAGAATCAACCTGGAGTATATCAGATAGATATGCGCCTTATTGCAATGGATAGAACTGTACGTAATAAAGAGGCGTTAAAGCGCCTTGATATAAATAATGCTGGCGCTGAAACAATAAACTCTAGGCAAAGTTATACAACCAGAGACTATTTTGGATTAAAAGAAAAAATATCTGCCGCAGAGATATATCCTGATCTTGAATTACCAACAATAGCAGAGCTTGATATTTATGGGTTTACATATATAAAATATAAGATATATGATACATATCGTATATATCCTGATCCTGATTTCTATTTTGTTTATGGCGCAGCCACTACTAATAAAACAATCCGTGACTCTGTATTAGATAGTCTTGAAGAGAATTCAAATAATAGACCTACGACATTTACTATGGCTGATTATCTTGGTGGAGAATTAAGCGTCGATTTGACACAAGATGGTTCTGCTGAACAATTTAATGTTAATTCACGTAATCAGACTGCTACAGCAGAAGAAAATCTCGTATCTGAAAATCAAGATGCAATCAATAATTATAAAAATGAAATTTATAATCTCAAGATTAAAAACGGCTCTGTATTTGAAACTATATATAATGGACAATCATTAAATACATTTCTTGACGCAAGTCATGGATTTTCTTCTGTTGATGATGTATATAGCTTTATCAATATAATTAGCAATCTAAAAAATGATAACTATTGGAACTTCTCATCAAAACAGAAATGTATTTTCAGAGGTAATCTAAAAACATCTAATTCCGAATATTTAGGCTTCTTTAATTATATATATAAATGCAATGACATTATTACATTTTTAACTCAAAACAATCCGGATTATAATTATAACACATCTGACTATTTCTCGAAAATATGTAATAAAACAGATTTCAATTCTATAGATGAAACAATTGATAAAATTAATAATGCCAACAAATCCACGCTCTCTGCTACAAACAGCACATGTAGATCAAGAATAGATGGTGTTCTTAGAGAATGTTTTTTGGATGGTAATTTCCCAGATAATTCATCTTCTATATCTGAACCAACCATATTCTTTAAACCCAATACTTACAATACATATGGATCAACAAAAAATTATGTTAGCAATAATAGTGTCGATGATGTTGTTAAATCTATAAAGTCTATAGCAGATGCTTTCACCGGTTTAAATCAGTATGTGGACATTGATGACAAGACTAAACCTGATGCTTGGCAATTCAATATGTTTTGTGGATCTGATGACAATAAAAAGCCTATTTATTTATCAAAGAATAATAGCTGCAATACATTAAGCGATATTATAAATTCTTCATATTCGTTTGGGCCATTCCATATTAGACAATATCCAGGCAATTATATTAAACAGCATTTTTATCTTGATAATGTAAATAATACAGAATCACAATACGCAAGACTTATAATGTCACTACAAGATGATAAGTATTATTTTTTGAATCCAATTATAATGGATGCACAAATTAACTACTATTCAGACCCTTCTAATGTTGAAGCAAAAAAAATTATAGATGGATATAAACTTGGATTATTATTTGATACAACTACAAATGCAATCGAAATAATTCTCAATCTTGCAATTTATTATCAATCATTAATTTATAATAATATACTGATTTCTGAAATTCAGTTGATTTGTGATGAGCTTGCTTCTACTGATCAGGCAGATACAATGAGTAGTATTGTTGATGAAAATCTGACTACTATATATGCATCTAAAGATTATTTATCATTTAGTTATGAAAAGACAAACGAATGTACAGAAGAAATTTCTATCAAGAAAGATAATGTTGAGAAGTTATTCCAATTGCAATCCGAATATGAAGCTGCCATTGTTGGTAAATCAGATGATGAAATAAAGCAAATACAAAAATCTTTAGAAGCAGATGTTACATCATATTTAGATAGTGCAAAACAGGTTATTACCCAATTTTTAAATACCTTACAAGATATATATTCTCAAATACATGCTGGCAATCTTCTTGCTGTCGAATCTTTATATATTAACGGTCTCGATAATAACATATATAAATATGTAGAAAATAGAGACTATGATAAGCTTAATGATTTGTTTGTATCTTCTCAAATGCCTATTGCTTCTTCAGACAATATATTTTTATATAAGTACTTTTTATCATTAGCTGGTAGGGAGGTTATTAAATCAATAGAAGATCTAGGTTCTTCTGATTATGCTCCATCTGAAATAGCTAGTGGAATCATAGATGAAGTATTCTATTTAAATCAAGTCAATGATCCATATACCTATACAAGAGATTCTTTCTATGATATGATAACAAATGATATGAGAGGTAGAATGGCGCGAGCATTCCCTGCATTCTATATGCTATTTGTTGATGAAGGTCGAGAAATAGGATTGTGGAAGCTCAATGACAATTTCTATAATATGTCTTCAATCAGTGAGATCACAATAACTAAGTCAAGAAAAATAGCTGCTGATACTTGCACTATTCAAATGACTAATATGTTTAAGACATTCACCACTGATGATGAAGACGGCAAGGAAATGGCTTATGACCTTGAAACATTGTCTTCTATAGATAATAGTTTCCAAGACTTATGGGATTCTATATGGAGCCCCCGTAAGCTGTTTCTCAGAGAATATCAAGAGCGTATTGAGCAGAATCCGATAGAAAGAGCACAACTTAAGCCTGGTGTCAGAGTTCATGTGCGTATGGGTTATGGTGGCGATGCTTATTCCCTTCCTACCGTATTTAATGGAGTTGTTGCTCAAGTATCTACTGGTGAATTAGTTACTATCTTATGTCAAGGTGATGGTGTTGAACTCTCAAACCCTGTCAATGATGGAATGAAATATTCTGATGATATCGAATCTTATGATGATTTCCCTATTATTGCAAAACAGATAGATGAATTCGTCTCAAGCGGTGCAACTCCAAAAACCATACTTACTAAGTTCTTAACAACTAAAGGAACATGGGGACGTAAACTTATAAATACTATATCTTCTGGTAGATTCTTTAATGATAATCCATTTGGTATAACTCACTTTGGAGATCCTGATTATACAGATATATTTAACCTAAGTGAGTGTGCGCAAAACATTTATGAAGCATATAAAAGCCCTATGTTCAATAGTGGTGTAGAATCATCTCTCACTCAAATGCAATATATGTACAATACAGACGATATTCCAAAAGTATCTACACAGATATCTGGAAAGTCATATTGGGATTTGATGCATGTTATGGCTGGAGTAGCTCCAGATTATATAGCCTCTGTAGCTCCATTTGGAATGAGAAGTACTATATTCTATGGATTGCCCCATTATTATTATGCTTATGAATATTATAAGTCGAAAGATAATACTATCAAAGAAAAACGTAAGCCATTTCAACAGTATCATATTTATAGTTCATATAGTGATATCATAGAAAACAATATAACTACTTCATCTGAATTCATGAAAACTAATGCTGTTGGTTTATATTCAGTTAGTGGTGCACTTGGTAATTTAACAGCTAAACGAGTTGGACCTGTATTTGCCGATATTGATATTTATTCTGAATATCAGAAATCAATGACTGTAGATACAACTTATGTCTCGAACTACAGTGGTTTGGGTGGTATTATAGGCAGTCTTATTCCATTCGTAAATTCAATAAGAAATGATGCTGGTACTATCACTGGTACAGATAATGAGTCTATTGCATGGAGAATAACAGTAGCTGCTCTTAAAGATGCTGTTAAGGAAATGTATCAAGGTGAACTTATTACAATTGGAGATCCTTCTATCAAGCCATATGATGCTATATATCTGCATGATGTATATGAGAATATGCAAGGTGGATGCGAAGTTGAAGCCGTAACTCATATACTCAATTCCCAAACCGGTTTCACATCAAGTATCTATGTTGATCCTATGGTAGATGTTGATAATAGATATTATCAAACTGCTCATATGCTTTCAAACTTTGTTTGTGGGCAATCAATTGGCGTATGGACTGCCGGACTTGTATTATCATTTTGTTTATCTCGCTCTACTCAGCCTGTTACTAAATTAGCTGGTAAATTATTAACTCGTGGCGTTGATGGTATGTCTACACAAGTCACTAATATACTTAATCTCCTTGATTTGAGTGATGATACTACAGAGAAAATTGCCAACTTTATCAAAGGAACTAATATCTTAGGTACTTTAAATGCTACTTATCAGTATGAGAAAATAATTGATGCAGCAAAGATTCTTAAAGGTATCGATCTTAGTGGTCTTGCAAAGCTTGATAATGCTACAAAACTAACTCAGTATCTTAAGTGTATAGACCAGCTAAGTCAGCTTAATCTTGATGATCTCTATACAATGGTTAGTAACAAGAAGACTTCTGATATATATTATAAGATTTATCAAGGACTTGCAGATGGTCTTAGTAATATGGAATCTACAAAGAACTCTACAATCACCAATGCGATTATTGGATTATCTGAAAAATTCAGGCAGTCTGATGGGCTAAAAGAGCTCGCAAAAACCGATGCTAATGTAGCCGAATATCTTACACTGCTTGATAATATTGGATCTGCTGATTTTACAAAACCAGGAGTTACTCAAAAATATATTTCAGCAATCAACCAGCTTAAGACATTTAAAGAGGCTGATGATATAGGAGACTTTTTTGCCGGTTCTTCCGCTATTACAGATCTTGGTAAGGCATTTGATTCTATAGGCGACGGAGCTGAAGCTCTTGGTAAAGTTGCAAGCAACAGCGATGATATTACTAAAGCTCTTAATAAGACCTCGTTCCTTGTTACGAAAGGTAGCGTTGCTGCAACTATTGTTGGTCTTGTAGTTGAATATCTTGTCGAAGCAATCATAACTGGAACTGTTACAAATGCAATTACAAGATATCTTAGGAATCTTGAAGTATTAAGAATATATCCACTTATTAAAAATAAGAAAGTATATACTGCCGGACTCAGCGGTTCAAGAGGTTTGGTTGTAGGCTCATCTACATTTAATAAACAGGGTTGGTTCCAAAACTTTATTTCTGATTTCTTCAATAATAGTATATTCAGAGTTGTATCTTCTTTGATACTTCCAAATACAGATAATTGGTATCAGTATATTGATTCATGGAAACGCGACAATAATATGGCTCTATCTGATTCTGATGTCAATTATTCTAAATCTGTTGTTTTGAGCCATCTTAGTAAGGTTTCTGATGGTATGTCAAACTATGACGGTATACTTGCAAACAGAATTACTCTTGAAAGAATCAAAACATTCAGTAATGACTCTGGAAGTAGATCAGAAATTGCTGATGCGCTTCAAGCTTTCTCCAATTACTATGTAAGTGACAAAGAATTTGAATACAATGGCAGACTTAATGAAATGAAAACACTTAAGGATCTTGCTTCATATCTTAAACAATCTAATGTTCCTGATGGAGTATTCTCATACTATCATTCAATACCAGAAAACGATCCAGAAGAAGTATCAGTTCATTATAACGATAGCATATTAACTTTAGAGTCTTATCATTCGCTGCCAAATTATCCTGACTTAAATGACTATGCAATATTAAGCTGTGACTGTATTTGTATCCTTCATAATCTTATTCAATACTATTTGCCTAATCAGTATCCTAATTATATAACTGATGATAATAAACAAATTAATATTTCAGTTGTAAATGCTCTTGTCCCCGGATATAGTAATTCATGGTTATCTACCGGATACCAATTTACTTTCTATACAGAGAATATAGATCATGATACTTTAATAATGTTATTGGATCAAGAAAAGAAAGCATGCAACAATATCTTTGAATATGACTATACAGAAATGGCTGATGATAATATATTGTATCGCATTACTGTTTATCCACCAAATACTAATAGTATAACGAATGGAGATAATGAGTAATGGCAAACAATTTCAGAGATAAGATCAGAGATATATCCAATGACAATACAATAAATGTTGGATACTTTACTTGCACTGCATATGTCAGCGATGCTTCTGAAGTCTCTAATACATGTACAATCACATATATTGACTCAAATGGAAATCAGAGAACTCAGAAAAATGTTCCTGTCAAAATCGGTACACCAAATGGTCTTATAGAATGGTTTCCCAGTAACGGAGACTATGTAACGATAGAAGTGAAAAATGGCATCAGCCAAATTATTTCTCCTAGTGTAGATCATTATTTCAAAGAATTAAGACATTCAAGAGATACTGATAATAATATTCTGACAAATTACTTCAACTATACATTAGGCGGAACAATATTCTGATTTAAAATTATAAAGCGGCTGTTAATAATACAGTCGCTTTATCTTTGCTTTTAATTAGTATGTCGCATCTTGGTAATAATACAATAAAAGCCACAAATACAAGTAAAGGAAAATTACTATAAATGCCTGATATATCTATAGAAGCATTATCAAAAAACTTCCTTGATCAAGTCAAACGTGAGAGTAAAACTCCTAATAGACAAACCACTTCTGGTATTGTTTCAAATAACAATCAGTCCGCTGTAATTGTAGATGACAGTGGTACTCAAAATATAATCAATAAAACTAATCAGTCAAAAACGAATCCAGAATCACAAACTCAGACTGATATATGTTATGAAAAAAATATTTGCACAAATAGAATCAATATTCAAACTGATGACATTACTATCAATCAGTGCAAGATAAATCCTCTTCTATATAATTCAAGCGGATTCGGAGATAATGGTTTATGTGTTCAAGGCGATTTAAATATGTATGGTACCGTCTTAGTTAAATGCTGGGACAGATCTTTACAAAAAGCAGTATTTATTCGGCGAAGGATACGCACTCCAATCATGTATAATCAAATGACTCAACCTGATATAGATGAGCGACTTGGTATAGACGCTAATATACAATCTATTGATTCTATTGATTCTTCAAGTGACAAGGAAACATCTGATACATGAAAAATATAGATTTAGCAACCACAATCTCAGGAGACATATATTTTGAATCATCGTCAAAAAATAACTCTATTACATTATCTTATGATTTAAAATTCAGCGATGACTTCAAACCATTATGTCTTTCATTTTATCATGAAAAGAATAAGATTCCAGATTTAACTGATTATTCATTAACTCTGAATCTTGACTATTATAATAGTATAGAAAAATACAAAGCAGTTTGTGTCAGTTCTGAAGATGTTACTAAAAAACGCATAGAATACATAATAAGAACAACACTTACAGATTTAAAAGAGAATATCGATTTTGGATCTGATCTTGAATTATATATCCATAAGAATATAAGAGACAAGTCAGTTATAGCTGATATAGAAACTATTATATCTAAAGCTGTATCGTCAGTAGTTACTGCGCCGACAGTTAAAATTATCCCTAAAGTTAAGCTTATGAGTAATGGATACTTCCAAGGAATTTTAATTCAGGTGTATGATTTCAACGATCTGGTATTTGATTATCAACTTTAAATGGTGACACATGAAAACTCTACAGGAAATACATGATAGTATATTAAATTACTTCAGTGGTCTATCAGACCTGAATATTCAGGATGGAACGGTACTGGATGATTACTCATATGCGATGGCTGACGCTTTAGCTCAAGCATATATCGAAATAGAAAACAATAAAAATCCATATCTGTACAGTAAGATATCTGGCAGCAATCTTGATGACCTTGGATACATGGTCAATTGTCCTCGTGAGGCAGACGAACAAGATGACTCTTATTTGCATAGATTAGTAGAATGGATGATCAGCTGTGAAGCTGCAAACTATGACAGTATAGAGAATGCATTGATGAATCTTGAGTTCTCTTCATTTGCTTCATATGTTCCGTATATTTATGGTGTTGGCACAGCAGCTGTATATCTTATCCCCGTATCTTATGACACAGAAACTATTTACAGAGCTAAGATAGAAGCAAAAAACAGAGTAGACAAAGTTCAGTCTGCTGGTTCTTATATTGAATATATAACCCCTACTCAAAAGTTTGTCAAGCTTGCAGTTCATTTAGAATATGAAGATGATGCTGATAAACAGTATGTACTCACACAGCTTACGAACAAGATTCAAAACTATATCAACGGTATAGCTATTGGTAGCAGTCTTGAAATTGGTGAAATAAATAGAATAGGAATTAATCAAGCTGGGCTCAGCTATTTTGTTGTTGTCCAAATGTATATAGATGATGAGCCCGCAAATGAACTCTCTTACTTACAAACCATCACAAATAAATATGTTTTCGACCAGATGACATATTAAGGAGAAAAACTTAATGCTTGATAATAACGCACTACTCTCATTAATGACCAAGCATTTTCCAAGATGGATGGACATTAGAAAGAGAGTTAAAACTTCTAATGGTGGAATGTATTTACAGTCTCTTGCCTATAATACATCTTTAATACAAGAAGCCATTGAAGACTATAAAAAAGATTTCTTTCTTATAAATTATATAGATAAATATGATGATGTGCCATATTATATTTATTATATAAACATCGGAAATATTGACACAAAGAATCTTACGATCACATATCCATCAGGATTATCAGAGGTTTCTTCTGTCAAGGACTTTTATAATACTTCGAACACTTATTATTATGAAGATAATAAGATATTCTTTAAGAAAGAAAACATTGATGAAACATCAGCTCGTGTTAATTATATCTATGATGATAACAATCATAATGCAATTATAAGCAAGCTGTATGTATGGAATATATTTGATGAGTTTGCAGCATTCGTAGGACTTGAAAGATTTATAGACGAAGACAATAAATCTCTTACGAATAGGATTCTGAATGTTTTTAAATGTATACCTAATAGCTCAGAAGATGGTCTTAAGAATGCTATAATTAACGATACTATTAATTATATAAATGATAATTATCCGTCTATGAGCTTCAATGAGATTAGGAATAAAATTATTGTAGAAAGACCTACTGCTGAAAATCTCAAACTCAAATATAATGAATTTACAACCGTCCTTGATAAACTTGCCGAGATAAATGCCGATGTTTATAGAACAAAGGTATGGGATGAGGATATTTGGCAATTTGCATTATCTGGAATCGATTATATTCCTCATACATGGGATTATATTTTAGCAGCATATACAAATGGTATTGGTTTTAAAGATGATTTAAAACCTGAATTTATTGAAAAGCCTTCTGATAATAATGCATCCGCAAAAGTATCTGTTTATAAGCAGGATACTTCAAAGATTCAGGAGTATCTTTCTGGGCATACTATTGACAAAGCTGTTAAACTAAGATTACTAAAATATAATGAGAACCTTCAGGCTACTAATATAAAGTATACTATAACAGCTTCAAGGCCAGTAGATATTACTCAGAGTATGTCTAAAATAAAGCTGAGAGTCAGAAATAATAGTGCATCCACCCAACCAATAGACATTTCCCTGAGTGAATTAATTCCTATAGATACTGAATATGAGCAGCTGTTTTTAAATAACGTTACACAATCATTCATCAAGTATCATAAGGAATTTATTTATGAACCTGATCCTGAGCCAGAGCCCGACCCAGATCCTGATCCGGGTAACCCTGATCCTGATAAACCTAATCCAGGAGGAGAAACTGGTGGAGGTTCTGAATCAGGTGGTGGCACGGAATCTGGAGGAAGTGGATCTGAGTCTAGTGAAGACAGTGATTCTGAAACAGATCCTACTAATCCTGACCAAGAAGAAACTAGGACTGATACAGATGATTCTGGCACAACTAAAGATTCAGGAACAGAAATATATAGAGATAAAGTTATTAAAGAGATTATTATAACAACATCTATTGAAAGAATTGATTATGATAATCCATTAATAGCAGCAGCAATTAAAAAACTTAATTCAAGCAATATATACTTCTCTATTATATCTGATTCAGATGATTTAGAATCTGTATTTGTTTATAATAGCAATGACACCTTATGTTATGATATCACAAATAATCATCTTAATAAGTTTGAATATTGCTATTTAACAAGCAAAGCCGAGACTACATATACATCTTATAATAACTTAAAGACGTATGTTAAAAAAACAGATAATGTTGAAATCATCAACAATTTCTCTCCGATCATGCAGTTGGATCAGCAGTATATTTATGTAATCAATGATTGTACTAATTGTACTGCTACATTCAATAATGATAAATATGATAAGTATATTCATTCATGGAGCTTTGGCAATAGTCTTATAAATATCGTCTCTGATGTCAATTATACAAATGTTGAGTATACAGAATATATTTTTGATGGCGTTGTAAAAACCAACTCTCCTAACATCTTATTCTCTGACATCTTCACAGAAGATAACATCAAAAAGTATTTGTCATATGAAGACGAACAGATAATCCCATCTGACTTCAGCATACAGAATCTTTGCAAGTATGAGATAATCAACAATGATACTACATCCAATTCTTTAACAGTTAATTACTCAAAGAATTTACAGAGTCAAATAGATTTATCTAATGATCCAAATAATATAAATAAGTATGTAAGATCAGTTAAAGTTACAAATATAACCAGTGATTATATAAAGTTACCGCATGTAAATATTGATACAATCTTTTATATTGGTTCTAATATGAACTGGAGACTTGGTGAAGATACATCTGGCGACTTTACAGACTATAAGCTTCATAATGATAAGGGACTAATTACATTTAATCATGTACCAAATCAAGATCTATATATAGTATATACTGTTAAGGTTCCCGAGTCATTATCTATTGATATAAATGAATTATATCGCTTGATTGAATATAACAAACAAGCATATAATAAAATATATGAACATACTATAGCAGGCATTTATGACGGATATATATATGACTTATCTGCTCTAAATATTGAAGGATTCGATGATAATTGCAATATTATAGTTTCTGATTATTCCACATATTATATTCCGGCTATTATTAATAATACTGTTTTATTTAATAAAGCTCCTGAAAATGCAATAGCTATAAAGTATGGATATTATTATTTTGGAGATCAAGAGTATTATCTGCTCGCCAATAAAAATCCTTCTTCTGAGGAAAATATAACCAGTGTCTCTTTTGATAATATAAGAGCTAATGGCTCTGAAATTATTTTAAATAGATATAATGAAAATTATGTTAAGAATTCAAATATGACTCTTAATACAATTAGCAATACGTATACTATCGATTTCAATAAAAATTCTGATGTTGTAATTTCTAATAAACTTGGTGCAATATCTACTTGCGATAACTTTTATAAATGGAAAACATTTGGCGCGTTATTATCTTTATATCCGCATAATAATAATATAGGTATTCGTCTTAATCCTTATATTCCTAATGGATATGCATATATAGATATAACCACAGATGTATATAAAGACCTGACATTATCTCTTTATATGGTAGGTAACTTAAAAGCTTATGTCATAAGAGAAGCGAAAATTGACAATATGAAATTCAGGCGCTCTCTTTCAACTGAATTTATAGCTGATGTGTCTACTATACATGAAAATGACAGGTATTCTTGTACCTATCATCAAGATGAAGGATATAGATATTATCTTGTTATATCGGCTCCAATTATAGCAAATAATAATTTGTTTGATGATATTATGCTTGCAGAAAATAATACTCCAGCTTCTTATAATGATAAAAAGAATATAGATATTTTAGGCTTTAATATCAAAGAACAAGTTACTGATAATGGTTTTAGTAATAGAATCTATTTCAATAGCAATAAATTTGGCACTAGAAACAATCTTGATATAGATGAAGATGGCTATATTATAAATGCTTGCAATATCGACTGGGATATTACAAAATTATTTGAATATAGTAATGCTTTAGATTTTGAAAATAAACTACAAATTCGTAGCAAGGTTAATATAAATGCTTCTGGGAATTATATATATACTTTGAATCAGGCAGGAAGTATCACGACTGAGCCATTTAAATTAGACAATTACAAACTTATCAAGAGTCTGATTGTCGAAGTTAATGATATTCCATTCGAAACAATGACTGGATTCCAGACTAGAATTCTTGTATCTGAAACTATTGATGGTACTTACGAATATATTGACAAAACTGGATACACAAATATTGAAAGCTTTGATGGATCTGAATTATTTGGCAATTATATTAAAGTCAATATAATTATGCCTATGAATAAGATTATAGGCAGCATTGCATTGTATGCAGAATATAAGACTACTGAGTCAGAACAACCTTCTGGCACAATTAAATCTTATGGCACTATAACTTCTTCTATAATGGATAGCTACTATCTTACGAATTATAAGATAAATAAGATCAATATAGATTATAAGTGCCCCAAAAATATTTTTACTATCAAAATCAGATCGTATAAAAATAATAATATATGGACTGATTGGTATGACATAAACTTTGATGAAGATGGCACTATAACTAATGAACCATACTTTGAAAACAGTAGATATTTCCAAGCTATGTTAGAAGTCAAAGATATTAATGCGAAGATCAAAATAAACTATATCGATATAAAGAGACAAGGATAATTCAAATATGATTCAAAATAATTGCCGTATAGAATCCTTTAATGGCATAAGATTTTTTGATCAAGATATCCTGTTTGACGATTTTATATATAATGATTATGTAGAAGCTGTGTTAGAGATAGATTACTGCACACCAGGGTTTGGAATAGTCCTTGTTAATAATACAGCTTCTGTATTATCTTCTGAGAGTGAAGCATTTCTATTTCGTATAGGATATAGAGAGGCTTCTGTAGAATATAAAACAGGATACATAAACAAAACGTTAGCCAAAATTCCTACTGTTATCTACCCTTCTTCTGAACTTAACCCCAAAATGTATATTAAGTTTAGAAAGTATAGAAAGACAGTATATCTTGATATTAATGGAGAGTCAATAATTAATCCTAAGGTTTATAAATTGCCTAAGGATATAAATAAGTTCTGTCTCGGGATTTATTCTAATGCAGGCAACACAATTCATAACCTAAAAATTAATTCTAAAATTCCTGACTATTGGAGTATTAATATGACCAATACGGCAGGAGGAAGAATCAGATTTTATTCTGATGGATTTGAATTATCTGGATGTTCTGAAAAGGCTGAGATAGAACAAATGAAAATCGCACTTCCTGCTGGTACATATTATCTTAAATATAATATAAGTCAGAATAGCGATATCAAATGTTATGCCTTTGATTATGACAGTACAATAATTCAGGATACTCAAAAGAATATACTTACTGAAGATAATACAATTGTATTAGACCATGATACTATAGTCAATATAAAATTTGTTGGCACAAAAGGATCTGTTTCTAATATCATATTAAACCAAGATCCTGATACAAATTATGCCCCAACCAAAGATGCAAATAAAGAGATAGATCCAAGTCTCGTTACTATTTATAAAAATGGTGTAACAAAAGTAACTTGGTCTGCAATGATATCTGCATTAGGTACACATAAAGGCGATCCATATTTATTGTGCGATGGCAGATATCAAATGTCTTATTTTGCTTCAAACTTAGGCAAATTTGAACTTAATAAAATATATGAATACTCTTATGATCTTGAGAATCAAAGATATTCTATATCTTACAATGGACTTGAATTATGTTCTTATGTTTTATCTGACGACATTATAGACAAAGATACATTCTCTATTCTATACAATATGGACGCAACATTATATTATTTAAATATATTCAGAACTGATGGAGAAGTTGTCAATGTCGTTACTGATAATACTAAAAAAATCAGTATACCAATTAATAGAAATGAGCCTATCATAATCACAGATGAATATAATGAACCATTAAATATTTCAAGCTCTTATAGAATTTATACTCATTATGATAACAACAATCAAATAGATGAGAGCCAGGATGAATACGTATTTACGAATGTTGAGCGTGAGCTATTTGATGTAAACACATATAATGTTTACACTGTATCTTCAGATATCAGTAGCCAAATAAACTCTGTGAGAGTATATGGAATCAGTACATACGATATAAATACAGATAATATATATCGTGTAACTAAGCAAATTAATGATATAGGTATTTTCTGCAATAATAACTATAAGCAGATATATGATATAACAATATCTGCTCAAACAAACGAGATTATTATAAATGAAGATACTACTATCTATAATTATCTTGTTATTGACTATATGAAAGATGATAGCTATTGTATTAATGCAAACTTTGCCAAGGGTACATATGATATAGATATTTCCACGGCTAAAACTACAAAATACTATTTTAACAAAGACAGCAATATAGTTCAGAATTATAAGATAATTTCTATCGATGATATATCTGATAAAGACTCGTGTTATCTGTGTATTCGTAACAGTGAGGATTAACGCATGAAAATATATCCAGGATTAAATGATATTATATCTACGGATAAGATAAATACAAAATCTGATGTCCAGATAGCCTATATTACTACTGAGTCATATGAGCCAACTGTGACATTTGAAACTACAAATACTAAAGATTCATTCACCCCACTGATCCCATATGAAACGTTTGATAAGAATGAGATAATTCTGTTTGATGAGCAGCGCGATGTGATCCCAGATACTTATAATTATCTTATAAGAAATGGTGAAGATAAATATCAGTATGTGCCAAAAAATATTGTCTCATATATCAAACCAGATGAGTTTAATTATAGGATTATTGGCAAGAGAAATGAGTCTTTCAATAGGCTAAAGAATTATTATTTAGATATAAGAGCCTATAATGATAAATTCAATAATGATGATACGAATTCATTGTTTAATGGACTTAAAACTATTTTCCTGGATGCAGCCTCAAGAGGACTGTGTCCAGAGAATATTATAACTAACCAGAATGATCAGTCTAAGTTTATCTTTGACTCTGAAAATGATAAAAGTCTTGACTTTTGTTTTATAAAATCAAATGATGGAATAACAGTAGATGGAGTAAACATTGCCGAAATTGATGCTTTGAAAAATATGAATCTTTGGATTATTACGAGCGATACAAACACGCCAAATAAAAATAATCCAATGACTTTATATGATTATGATGGCAAAGATTATAATTTTTCTATTGAACCAATCATTTATAATACGCTCGATTATTCAGGATTAAAAATCTTTTTGGCAGACAAATATTCCAGTACAGTTGATCCAGATATGTTTACATACTCTGATACTATGTATACTCCTGTTTGTCTAAAAAAAGATCCTAAGAATAATAGATATCTTATATATAGTCCAGCCTCTTTATTCGATAATCTCACAACCGGCAAAATAAATATTATATATGAGTTTATAATCAGAATTTATTTATCTTCTTATGTTTATTCTAAGAATAGTTTCTCATCATGGATATCTGATGAAATGCCTGA